ATGGTCCGTTGCATGGCCTCGATCCGCAGTCGGTCCCTCAAGTCGGGGGACTGCTGGGATGTGCTCTACCGGCTCGGCGCCCGCCAGTTCTCGTTGACATTCGAGACGCTGGCGGGCGCCGAGGCATTTCGCGCTCTCGTGGATGCGCACGGAGCTCTGCGCGCGCTTGAGATGCATAACATCGCCCCGCCGGCACCCCGCTCTGGCATGACCGTCGGCAAATGGGTGAGCCACCACATTGAGCACCTGACTGGCGTGGACCCCAGGACCGTGCAGGACTACCGCGGCTACCTCAAGAACGACATCGAACCGGCGTTCGGCACGGTTCCGCTCGAGGCTCTTTCCCGCGAGGACGTGTCGGTGTGGGTGCAGGGGCTAGGCGAGAAGAAGTATTCGGCTAAGACGATCGCCAACAAGCACGGGTTCCTATCGGCCGCGCTGGCCACGGCCGTCGTGGCGGGCAAGATCGCGAGCAACCCCGCCGACCGGACCCGCCTTCCTCGCGGGGAGGGACACGAGATGGTGTTCCTGACCAAGGAGGAGTTCGCACACCTCAATGAGCAGGTGACTGAACCGTGGCGACCGATGGCAGAGTTCCTGGTGGCGTCCGGTGCGCGTTGGGGCGAGGTGTCGGCGCTGCGGCCATCCGACGTCGACCAGCGCGCCCACACCGTCCGCATCACCCGGGCCTGGAAGCGTGACAACCACGGTTACCGGATCGGCCCACCCAAGACGAAGCGGTCGGTGCGCACCATCAATGTGCCGGCCGATGTGCTCGACAAGCTCGACTATTCGGGTGCATGGCTGTTTACCAACACCGGGCGTGGCCGGCGAGCCGAGGGTGGTCCGGTACGCGCCCCGAACTTCCGTATGAACGTCTGGGCGCCCGCCGTGCTGCGCGCCGAACTCGACCCGAAGCCGCGGATCCACGACATGCGTCATACCTGCGCGTCCTGGCTCATCGCCGCAGGCGTACCGCTGCCCGTCATCCAGCAGCACCTGGGGCATGAGTCCATCACGACCACCGTCAACACATACGGGCATCTGGACCGGTCGTCGATGGAGGCTGCCGCAGTGGTGATGGCGAAGGCACTGTCGAGTTAAGCACTCAGTGCACGGCGCCGAACTGTAGCGCGAGCTAGCGGGTCGGCCGGCCGCCCCTTTCCTTGATCCCACCGGCGAACATCATGATCGCCTCGACGAAAGTCCAGATCGCCAGCGGAATGAGGATCACCAACCCGATGAAGATCGGCGTGGTTATGAGTCCAATAATCCCGAGGATCAACTGGATGGCGCCGATGCCGGAGTATCCGAGATAGAAGCGACCGATGCCGAAAAAGCCGAGGAAAAATTGCAGAAGCCCCGCCACGGCAGCGGATTTCGGCTGCGCGGGAGGTGCGATTGGTGCCGGCGCTCGCTGCTCTGTCCAGGTTGTTCCATCGAAATAGCGCTGACTGGGAATCCCCGAAGGATCTGGGTACCAACCGGGTGCCGTCATGGACTCTCCCCCTTGTGTAGTGGTTGCCCCAACCGGCAAGAAGCCTACAGCTGCGCGACTCGGTGCGAAGCGTTCGCAGTCAGGCCGAGGCAAACCCACCACGGCGGTGCTCGCGGCGGGTAGCAGGGAAGCGTTGGTGCAAGTTTTGGATGAGCCGGTGTGCTTCGTGCAGGTCCTTGCGCATCTCACGTACCCGCAGACGTTGGTTTAGGCGCACAGATGCCAGCGGGGCGCGCTGGAGCTGACGTTCAGCCTTCTCGATCGCCTCTGACGTTGTCTTTACGTGCTCGTACAACGATGCGATGAGTGCGCGCGCTTGTGCTACCGAGCTGTCTTCGACCACTGGTTTTTATCCCCCGGTTATGCAGTGTGTTGCCTTGCGGTGCTTGTGTTTTACCGTGCTGGTTCGACGGTCATTTGCGTTCGGCGGTGCTGGTTGGCGCCGACGATTCCGGCTGCAGATAGGGCTGCAAAGCTGATGAGCTGGATGGTCCACACCACCGGGTAGGTGGTTTCGAGTGGCCATCGCAGCGTGTACATATCGATGCGGTCCACCACCATTAGCAGCGGGTAGAGCGCGCCGACGGCGCCGTAGATTCCGAAGAGCCAGAACAAGACTCGGTTCTCCACACCGCGCTTGGCTCCGATGACCGCTGCGATATGGGTGGGCAGCAGGCCGACGGCGAGCAGCCACGAGAAGATGTAGCTGGGCGGCCCAGGAATCGTCTCGACCACCAGGCTCGGAGTGGTAGATAGGTTCGTCAATAGGTAGACGGCACACATCCCGATGATCGATACCCATGTAATAACCAGTGCCCAAAGGGTATTGAGACCGGCGACCCTGCATGTTGTGCGCGCGAAGATGTACGACGATGCCACCATCAGGACATAGGTGATGATCTGGGAGAGGTTGGCCCAACCTGTCCAATCCTCCAGCGGTGGGTCGAGCGTGGTGACGAGTGCGCTCACGAGCTGGGACAGGCTGGTCACCCATAGACCGACGGTGAGAAGGACTGGCGCTCGCACGATCGTCCGGTAGAGAGCGGCCAGCGCCAGAACTACAGCGCACGCGGTGCCGATCGGATCCATCAGAATCCCCTCTCGAAGATGTCGGCGGCACTCGGGTAGGTGGTCCGGTCGCGCGGGCGCCCCGGGGTATCGGATTCAGCTTCGGCAAGCACAGCTGACAGTGATTTGCCGATGGTGCCGCTGATGATGTCGGCCTGGTCGATGGTGATTGGGCGTTCGCCCTTGAGTAGCCGGTCAAGCTGCGATTTGCTGATACCTAGTTGCCCGGCGATGGCGTGTTTGTCGCCGCGCTTGCGCTCGATGCCGCCGCGCAAGATGTTCGCAAGCTCGCGGCCGAGTTGCCCCACTTCAAGACTCGATAACGGCATGGGTGAAGGGTACTCCCATCCGGCGCAATACTCAGAAAATAGACGCAGTGTGTCAGATAGCGACGCAGTATTGCGTCAAGTGGTCTATCGTTCCCTTCACGTTTGCGAGTGACGAAAGGGCGGAACGATGGAGCAAGGAACTCGGCGGGAATGCCTACACAATCAGCTACGCCTGGCACTTGGCGCTGTGCCGCCAGCCGACTGGTCGATCGAAGAGTGCGCCGCGATGCTATCCATGGTCCGCCTGTTCATCGCCAGGCGAGGTGGGGTCGACGCCGCCTGGGAGGAACTCCTCGGGGGTCAGGTAGGGGACATTACCGTGCACCCGCGATATCCCCGGACGTAATGCGTGCTCCCGGCCTGTCACGTTCGATTCCGGCGATGGGGGATCGTTCAGTAGATCCGCTTCGCTCCGCTTGGTGCGCAAGTACAGGTTTGGACCCTTCGGACCATTGTCGGTGACTGTGCGTATCTCACCACCGAAGATGACCATCTCCGAGAATTCGCGACGGTAGCGAGCGTGCGCAGCTGCGTACTCAGCGTCCGAGAGTGGCAGCTGAGCGTGAAGGTCCGGCTCACCCCCTTGATGCGGAGTGGACAGTCGGGCCGCGAGGTACTGCACATACAGCCCGTCGCTGACCTCTGGTGCGTAGCTCTGTCCCAGGCTCGGATTATCACCGAGTGAGAGCCGTGCCTGCTGAAGGAGGCTCTGGCGGTTGGCGCCTTCGCGCGCGCGCCGGCGCATTTCTGTGTATTGCTCGGCCAGAGATTGGGCGATGATGCCTGCTACTGCCCAGAGTGTCTGCTCTGATGGTTCATCAAACCCGGGACGGCGGTCCGGCAAGTATGGTGGCCAGGCGATTTCAAGCCGTGATCTCGAGAGGGCATCGTTTTCTGGCGATCCTTCAGCCGACTTCGGCTCTGTGGAGTTGACCTCGTCGAGGCGTCTCTGCACCTCGGCGATTCGACGTTCCAGGGTCTTCTTGGTTTCGGCTTGCTTTCGTGTCGAGCTTTGCCGTCGGTGGGCGACCCCCCGAGCCTCTCGGGTCAACTTCTCGACATCCAGCTCTTCGGCTCGCCGTTGCCAATGAGATTCGAGGCTCTCGATGGCCATCAGCATCAGCTCGTCAGACTTCAGACCGTTTTGCACGAAATCGCGAGCTACCTCCAGCTGATCTATTCGAGATTGCTCAAGCACCTCAATCAATTTCGCCTGGGCGGCCATGTTCGCCTTGTCGTATTCGGCGGTTGCCACAGCGAGTTCGGCCAGCCAGGCCATCCACTCTTCGGTATCGAACTGGTGAACAGCTAGGCCGCGTGACTCGGGGATGATGCGGTCATACAGGGCATCGATGACTGCCATGTGCAGGAAGCGCCGAAAGTAGCTTGAGGGAATCTTCGCCCGACCAGACCCCAGACCCCTCTCGGTGTATTGCGCCTCGATGGTCTTACCCAGGGCGGCGATATCAGACATACGAGCGACAATTGATTCAAACTCGTTGGTCTGTGGAGTCGCAAGGCCGCCGGGGTCCACCTCCTGGGTTTGCTTCGTCGAGCGCGGCATTCCCTGCCGCGTGGTCGAACGTAGCTGGGCAAGTAGTGCCAGTACCGCATCCCGATCTCGCTCCGACAGATCGTGGTCAAGGCGGACAGCCTGCTCGGGTGTCGGGGCATCGTCGTGCTGTGGAAGCCGGATGCCCATGCTCTCGATCGCGGCAACCGCGACGCGCGCAGGGGCGACTCGCAGCCCAGCGGCAAGGGAGAGGATGACCTCGCCCTTGATGGATGGAAAAGGAAGTCTGTAACGCGAGATGTTCGATTTGGATAAGACATAGCCCTTCTCCTTCGCATTGCGCACCAGGTCAGGGTCGGACCAGCCGTTGGCGACCTTGATGTCGTCAATCAGCTGACCGAGCTGGTGCTGCGCCATGTCTTGACACTCTCTCTTCCTGGTCGCCGCGTCCAACGTGCTGGGCACCCGGCACCCGTCATGTCTGGGCACTGCAAGATACGTATATCTCCTCCAAATAGTCGCAGGTAGGGGCCTATCTGGCAAAAAACACCCTTGTAATTTCTTGTCTCATGGGCACCACGGATGATGGAATGGACAGAAATGCTGGACACTACGGACAGGAATGTGTAATGTCTCTCTCATCACGCCAGGCGAGCCTCGGAGAGGTGTACATGGAGCTTCATGACCGCAAGCGGCTAATGCGGTTGATGATCGTCCAAGAGGAAACGCAAAGGTCCTTGTCGGGGGCGGCGGGCTGGCGATCGCACTCGTATCTCGGTCGACTTCTCCGAGGGGAAGTGAAGACGCTCGACACTGACGCTGCATTGCGCATTGCGCACAAGCTCAAGGTTCCGGTCGACGATCTTTTCGTGGTTCGAGTGGACAGTAATCCTGGCGAACTGGGACAGAAAAGTAAGTCATCTGCCGCATAAAGCACAAGAGCCCCCACCCGGGACAACGGGTGAGGGCGCCGACAAGAAAGGAATCAGCTTCCATGTCAGATCTACTGCATATCGGCGAGAAGTCGCCCTTCGATGAAGGCTGCGTGCCGTGCCCCCAGGGGGGCGAAGATCGTTGGTCGGCCCGTTGGCTTCAGGGAAAGATGGGGTACCCCCGCTGGAACGAGTTCGAGCCCGTCATTGAGCGAGCCAAGCAGGCTGCGCACAACCAGGGATTCAACGTCAACACCCTTTTCAGGGCCAACACTGAAAAGACTGGTGGGAGGCCACAAACCGACTACATGCTCACCCGGTTCGCCGCCTACCTCGTGGCGATGAACGGTGACCCGCGCAAGCCGGAGGTCGCGGCGGCGCAGGAGTACTTCGTCGTCAAGACCCGCGAGGCCGAGACCCGGCCCGCGATCAACGGGGCGGACATCACGCGCCTGGAGCTCATCGAGATCGCCCGCAACGCCGAGCTGGAGCGCCTCGCATTAGAGGCCGAGAACCGAGAGCTTGCGCCGAAGGCCGAGGCCTACGACTCGTTTCTGGACGCCACGGGAAAGTATGCCGTCGGCGCCGTCGCACAGATGCTCGGCACCTCACAGAACAAACTCTTTCGGGAGCTTCGAAACCGCAAGGTGTTCATTGCCTCGGGCTCTCGGCGCAACACCCCGTATCAGCAGTACGCCCACCACTTCGAGGTCATACCCCACGAGTTTGAACGCTCGAACGGCGAGATGGGTTGCAGTTACACCACATACGTACAGCCCTCGGGGATCGACTTCATTCGTCGACAGCTGGGAATGCCTGCGATTGACCCCCTCCCGGCGGAGGCATCGTGAGCCTTCCCGATGAGCAGCGCGGTTGCTATCTCAATCCGTGCACCGCGGCTGAGGCGCGGCGATTCGCGGTCATCCTGCGGCGACTACTTCAGTCGCTGGATCGGGAGATCGTCCTCACGGCCATCCTCGGAGAGTGCGAGTCCGATCTGCTGAACCCCGTACGACAGGAAGTGGACTGCGTTCGCGAGTTCCTTGATGGCCGGGTCGCTATGCGATCGGAGCCGAGCGACCTTCGTAGTCGCGGTCTGGCAGTTTTGGATGCCTTCGAGGACGATTCCGAGTCGGGTACTGAGCGCCATAGTTCTTCTCCTTCTGCTGATGCTGGTGACACACGCAGCGTAGGAGAGGGCGCCGGGGGTGTAGCCGAAAACCACATTCCCGGCGCCAACCATGGCGGTGACTCATGAATCGGCCCACCGTCTTGGAACTCGCAGAGTCGCGCGGATTCACCATCGACTCCAGCCTGGACACCCTCGCGTCGGTCTCATGTGACGTCGTGTTGCACGACTTCTACCCATCGTCGCGTCGGGCCGTCTTCGCGGACCTGCTGCGAATCCAGCAGCAGATGCGCAACCACCAGCAATGGAAGGCGATCACGGCATGACCGCCACTTCTCCACGCATGGAGACCTTCTCGTTAACCGAGGTGGCCGATGCGGCACTACCGAAGCACTGGAAACACCCCGAGCGCTGGCTTCGAGAGCGGCTCAACCGTGGAGAACTCGTTGGGTACCGCCTTGGCCGCGAGTGGCGTTTCACGCGTGAGCAACTCGATGCCCTGATTGCGAAGTACACCAACGTTGCGACACCTGCGCCGACCGTCGCGCCGGTGCCCGAACCTTCGGCCGTGGGGCTGTCACCTCGGACCCGTCGTCGACTACTCAGCGCATGAAACAGAACAACTGAATACAAGCGCGGTACCGGTGGTCCAACCGCCAAGTCATTCCACCGGTACCGCTTCCATCACCAGCCTACAGAGGAGGCAGGCGTGTTCAACCGTAATACCAAACCCATCGGACTAGTCACTGCGGGCGTACTCGCGGTCGGGGTCGCATGCGCGCCACCCGCCAATGCGGATCCGATCGCAGAGGACTTTGTCGCCACGAACGGCTGGCGGATCTGCGTTGACCTGGACGCCCTGCCGAATTTCAACGGCATCAAAGCAATTCAGGTGGCGCTGGCTCAGCGTGGCTACAACCAGGAACAGCGCGGGGAGATCATTCTCCTGTCGGTCACCGACCAATGCCAGCGCCACATTCCACTTCTCAAGGCGTACGTGGACTCCAAGGCTCCCCAGCGGCAGGGGAGGGCGGCATGAATCCCGACGTCCACTACATCGAACACGAAGGGCCGTGGCCGATTCCGACCAGCCGGATCAGACCCGCTGGACCCCGGCTCGGGTCGGCGCCGTCGCTGGACGACATCACGACGCTCATAGAGGACAAGCCCGTCGAGCACGTGCTGCTCGCGATGGAACGAGCATGGAATGAGGCCGTAGCCGTCTCCGGTATCGACCCGAGGGAGGAAGCGGCATGACCCCCCGCACCAGCTGCGGCCATATCGTCATGCGCCCCATGGGCGGTGACATCTGCCGGGCATGCCGGCGGGACCCGTTCACCTTCCAGGCGTTCCTGCTACTGATCGCGGTCGGCCTCATCTTGGGCATCGCCGCCGCCGGGCAATCGGGGTGGCTATGAGCCTCTACAACATGGTCCATGGCGTGACGCTCGCGACCTTCTATCTGATTCCGATGCTGGGCGATAAGCACCCCGATGAGTACCCGAGGTTCCGTGACGTCTACACCAGCGATCAGGATCACCCCGAGTATGACAATCACATCCACCTCTACACCCGGGTCGGTGGTGGCAATCGAAACTGTGGATACGGCGAAGACGAGCTGTATCAGCATCCGAACTACGTGGAGACATTCGATGATGAATCGGACTGCACCTACGCCACATACGTTTTCAGCGTTCCCGAGCAGTGGAAAGCCGACTACGCCGCCTTCATCGAAGGGCGGCCGACCGACCTGAGCCCCGAGTACAGGGCGCAAGCCGAGAAGGTCTTCCCTCGACTGGAGGGCAAGTGGCCATGGTCAGAGGGCGGTGAACGATGACCTGGGAAACCGTAGCCACCGTCCTGCTGATCCTCCTGCTGGCTTCATCCGCGCAGGGGTGGCGAGCCGAAGCCAAGGAGCTGAACGTCGAGAACCGGCGACTCCGCAAGGAGAACGCGCTGCTGACCAAACACCCCGTCGTGTTCGATGACGAATTGCCTTGGGGTGGAGCATGACCGCAATCGAAGTCAAGGAAGCTGCGCAACTGCTCGCCAAGGTCGCCCAGGACCAGGTCAAGGAAGCCATGAAGACCTTGGTCAACGTACGGGTCATTCACCCATGTTCCGAGCAGGACGTCATGGCCATTACTCGAACTCTGCAGCGCGCGTACGACCAGCTCGCCGTTGGGTTCGACCTGGAGGTGAAGGGATGAGCGATTGGACGCAGGTTGGGACAGTTGAAATCCTGCGGACGCGTGTCTATCCGATTGACCCGAACAGCGAACCGCACCCACTGGAGACGACGGTTTTGGTCGAGCCCGGAGCCGCCTTCCCGGTGTATCGGCGCATCGATGCCTATTGCTGGGTCATGCAGGGCCGAATCAATCAGCGGGTAGCCAAGATCGGCAATGGCCTGTTCGAGATGAACGGCGGCGACACGCCTGGCCTGGAGGTCCAATTCCCCTCGCGGACCTACGGTTCCGAGGCATTCGCCGAGCTTCTGGCAGACCGCATTTCACAAGAAGGTCCCGAGCAGCGGCTCCGATTCGTAATGACCGAAAGTGCCGACCATGGGTAGGTCTAAGAGGTCATCCCCGATCTGTCATGGCGGGAAGCGGATTCAGGTGGCTGACGTCTACGGGTCGATCGGCCCCGAGCGGGATTGCCTTGTGGCGTGGGAGCTCTCCACACCCGGTCCCTGCTGGTGTGTCACATACGGATTGCAGAGCATCGAGGAGGCGTCGTGAGGGTTGTTCTCAAGAAGCGCCACAGTGCCGGGTGCTGGTGCTGGGCACCCGAAGCAACGTCGTGGGTGATCAACGTGCGTCAGCCGGTGATGTGGCTCGACCGCAGAGGCGGTGGCACCGGCTCCACAACCATGTGGATTCGCCTGCGGTGCAACGACCCTGACTGCGAGGCCCTCGCGATCGTGCACCACCAAGACCTTATGGAACTCGTAGAAAAGGAACTCGCATGACCGCATACAGGGGAGAGGTCTCCCAATTCAGCACTGACGGAGTTGTGATCACGGGTGACTTCACGCCAGGGGACGTGATCTCTCTGCGCCCTGGGGCTTGGATCGTGATCCTGACCGAAGAGGATGCGGAGAGGTTTCTGTGAAATTCTCCGTGCGCTCCAGCGCATTTGCGCCTGCAATCGCTTCTGTCGCAGCAGGGCTACCGCGTGCGGCCGACACCCCGACGTTGGCCGGCATCCTGATTGAGCCCCTGATTGGTTCGATCGCGTTGAGCAGCTACGACTATGAGCGCTCTATCCGCATGGAAGTCGCTGCTGACGTTGGCGAGGTGGTTGGGCCCGTGCTCGTCGCCGGCAGGCTGCTGGCGACCATCGGCAAGCTGTTGCCCACTGACGCCGAGGTGGTCTTGGAGGTTGAAGGCGGGACCCTGGCGGTCACCTGTCGCAAGGCCTCGTTCGTGTTGCCGCTCATGGAGGCTCACTACTACCCGCAGCTGCCGCAGGTCGCCGAAGGCCACGTCGTCGGCTCGGTCATGGCGGCGGAGTTCAGCGCGGCGGTCGCGGCGGCGGCACCTTTCGCGGCGGGCGATCCGGCCCTGCATGAGTGGACGGCGGTGCACCTGGTTGCGACCGAGGCGTATCTCGAGCTGACGGCCTGCGACAAGTGCTCGGTCATCGTCAAACAGATCCCCTTCGACTTCGCCGCCGACGACGTCACGACGGTCGATGTACCCGCCGGCCTTCTGGCCGATGCGGTAGGCCCCTGGAAGGGGTTTGACGGGTCGATCGAGTTGTCCTGGGACGAGAACCTATTCGCGCTGTCGGGGAGGGGATCTGCGTCCACGATGAGCATCTTGGCCTACCCCTATCCGTCCGTGGAGCGGGTGTATCCCAAGGAGCTGACCGCGGCGTGCGAGGTGACCAAGAGCCAGCTGGTGACCATGCTCAGCCGGGCCTCCGCTTTCAGCTCCGGGGACTACGCCCGCATCGAGTTGTTCGCGAGCGAGGGCAGTCTCGCCGTCCAGAACCTCGGCGGCGATGCCCTCACTCGCGATGAGCTGGAGCCGCACAAGTTCTCGGGCGCTCCAACGAAAGTTGCCATCAATGGCCGACGACTTGCGGCGGCGATCAAGGCGATCGATACCGATCGGATGACGCTGGGATTCAACGGAATGCGTGTGGGGATCTACCCGGGAACTCCCGAGGTGGTGTTCGAGCGCACGGGTATATCGCTGCCGCCCGAAGAGATGGCGGTAGCAGTCATGGGAATGGTGGGAGACAAGCAATGACTTCGACAATCGACGCGGCACATCTGGCCCGACAGCGCGCATTCAGCCTGGCCACCTTCGGCCCTGGCGCCCGTACAAAGGGGGTGCTCGACCATATCGTTAAGGAGCTAGACGAGATTCGTTCCTCCCCAGGGGACATCAGCGAGTGGGTGGATGTCGTCATCCTGGCGCTCGATGGCGCCTGGCGGGCGGGGTGGGAGCCCCAGCAGATCATTGACGCGATCATCGAGAAGCAGACCCGCAACGAGCAGCGCACGTGGCCCGACTGGCGTACTGCCGATCCAGACAAAGCCATTGAACATGTTCGGGACTCAGCCGGCGAGGCGACACCGACTGCTGGTATGAGTCGCCGTAGGGACGCGGCTCAGGTGCTTGCGATGATTTCCTGGGTGCGTAAGCAGCTCAAGAAGGTTGAGGTCGAGGCTAACTCGCGGGCTGAGGTTGAGTTTCCCGAGGAGAAGGTCAAGGCGCACGTCGTCATAGACGGCAACAAGGTCGAGGTGTCATCGACCACACGCGTGCAGCCCAGCGCCAAACTCAAGGTAGAGGACGCCGACCGCCTGGCGGTGTGGGTCCAGCAGCGGTGGCCCACCGAAATTGTTCCAGCCGTGCGTCCATCGTTCCTCACCCAGCTGGCGGCGGACATGGCGATGAATAACGGATGCCTGATCGACGCCGACGGCGAAGTCTGCCCGTGGATCGGCATGGAGGCGCCGTCTGCGTATACGACCACGCGGTTGTTGAAGGACGCGGACCAGCACCTCGCACAACTACTGGGACGGCGCTCGCTTGCCGACTTGATGTGGTTCATCGAGAACGATGTGACCGACCTCGATGATGCGGAGGTTCGGGGATGACCCTGACCGTCCGCAAGCCCACCGGGGTGGTCCCATTTCCGCTCGTGCTGATCGAGGGTCCCGAGAAGTCTGGGAAAACCTACGCCGCAGCGCAGTTCACCGCCTCGGACAAGATCGGGCAGGCCTACTGGCTCGATCTCGGTGAGGATGCGGCCGACGAGTACTCAGTCATCCCCGGTGCCGACTATCTGATCATCGAGCATGACGGCACCTGGCACGACATCGTGCACCAGCTCGAGGAGGTGGCCAAGCTCGCGAAAGCTGCGCATGCGGCCGGTGAGCCGCCCGTCGTGCTCGTCATCGACTCCATGACCAACGAGTGGACGTTCCTCAAGGACTGGGCCGATCAGCGTGCGCGCAACACCCCGGCCAACCGGGCCAAGCTGGCCAAAGACCCCGACGCTGAGATCAAACCATCGATGAACTTCTGGAACGACGTCAGCGAGCGGCACTACCAGTTAATGCGAATCCTCGTGTCATTCCCCGGCATCGTGGTCATGACCGCCCGCGGCAAGGAAGTGGCCGAGGTCGAGGACGGCAAGCCCACCGGCAAGCGCGACTACCGCGTGGAGGGCCAGAAAGACCTGGCGTACGAGGCCACCGCGTGGGTGCAGCTCTCCCGCGAGCGGCCGCCCGTGATCGTCGGTGTCCGATCACCCACATACGGCGTGCGCCCCGGCGTGGACCAGCCCAAGTCGGTGAAGGACTTCTCGCTGGAGTGGCTGATCTTCGACGTGATGAAACCCGGGATGTCACCGCGCAAGACCACTCCGTTGCAGGCCTCGGATGTTCCGCCGGCACAGCAGATGAAGGACGAATTGCGAACCCTCATGGAGGGCAGGGGCATTGACCTCAAGCTGGCCGGGAAGTGGTTCAGCGACGAGTACGGCGCCGACCTCAACGCCTCCATCGACCTGGAACAGCTACAGGCCACTATCGACCACTTCGCGGCTTTGGAGACCGTCTCGTGAGCACGCATATTTCAATGACCGATTTCTTCTGCGGTGCGGGCGGTTCCAGCACAGGCGCCATCCAGGTTCCGGGTGTGTACGTCCGGGCAGCCGCTAACCACTGGCAGCTGGCAGTGGAAACACACAACGAGAACCATCCCGACGCGGACCACTACTGCGCGGACCTGTCGCAGATACACCCCAAGTACTTCCCCAAGACGACATTCGGTTGGTTCTCTCCCGAATGCACGAACCACTCACAGGCCAAGGGAATCAAGCGGATCGACGCGCAACCCGACCTGTTCGGGGACACGCTGCCCGACGAAGCCGCAGAACGCTCGCGCGCAACTATGTGGGACGTCGTGCGGTTCTCGGAGTATCACCGCTACGAGGTCGTGTTCGTCGAGAACGTCGTCGAGGCCGCCAAGTGGGCGCCGTTCAACGCGTGGCTAGCCGCGATGGAATCTCTGGGCTACGACCACCGGCTGGTGATGCTGAACTCGATGCACGCCCAACTGGGCGGCCCCGGCGCCCCGCAGTCCCGCGACCGCCTGTACGTCGTGTTCTGGCGCCGTACGAACCGAGCCCCTGACATTGAGCGGGTGGTCCGGCCGCGGGCGATCTGCCCCGACTGCGGGCCCATCAACGCCATGCAGGTGTTCAAGAGGCCCGGCAACACCGTCGGCCGCTACCGGCAGCAGTACATGTATAGGTGCCCTAACGTCAAGTGCCGCAACCAGGTTTTGGAGCCCGTGGTCCGTCCGGCCGAAGAAATCATCGACTGGTCACTACTCGGTGAACGTCTTGGCGACAAGCCGATCAAGAAGTTCGTCGACAAGAAGACCGGCGAGATCAGTTTCGGGCCACTAGCTCCCAAAACGATGGCACGCGTACACGCCGGCATCGACCGCTACTGGCTGCCACTGCTCGTGCCTGTCGAAGGGCGCGAAGGCAAGGAAGCGCGCCCGGTATCAGAGCCCGTCAGGACGATGACCACGCGCAGTGAAACCGGGCTGCTAGTGCCCTGCGGCGGCACCTGGCGTGAAGACGCCGCCCCGACCACCGAACCATTCTCCACCCGAACCACCCGGGAGACAGACGCCCTCGCGTTCATCGCCGAACTACGCGGAGGCGGTAGTGACGCCCGACCCGTGGCGCACCCACTGGCCACCGTCACAGCCTCGGGGAATCATCACGCGCTCGTCACCACCTACAACGGCAAGGGCGGCACCAGGTCGGTCGACCAGCCGCTATCGACCGTGACAGCGGTGGAACGCCATGGGCTGCTGATGCGGAACAACACGCCGCGCGGCAATCCGGCTCAAATGGTCACACCGACTTCGGAGCCGATGCGCACGCTGACCACCGAGGGGCACCAGTCGTTGTTGAGTGCCGAGCGCCCCACGATCAATGTCGACGACGTCCGCTTCCGCATGTTGGAACCGCATGAACAGAAGCGCGCCATGGACTTCCCGGCTGACTACGTGATCAAGGGCAACCGTCGCGAGCAGGCGCGCCAGGCGGGGAATGCGGTCACCCCGCCCTCATCACGCGACCTGATCACCGTGGGCGTGGAGAGCCTGACATGACGGCCCCCTACTACCAGGACCACTCTGTAACCCTCTACCACGGCGACGCACTCGAGGTGGTAGAGGACTTGCCCGATGGCGCGGCCGACTGCATCGTCACCAGCCCGCCCTATTTCGGCCTGCGTGACTACGGCGAGCCTGGCCAGTACGGGCTGGAGGACTCGCCAGCCGAGTACGTCGAGAACATGAGTGCGCTATTCGCTGAGCTGCGCCGCGTGTTGGCCGACGACGGCACGCTCTGGCTGAATCTCGGTGACACATACACATCTCAGCCGGGGTGGGGACGCGGCGGTTCATCGCGACTGCTCGGCCGTAAACATGCGCCAGAACTGGATACCGTCAAACACCGCCGCGGTCTCGCCGCGAAGAACCTGCTTGGCATCCCGTGGCGGGTGGCATTCGCGCTACAAGACGACGGCTGGATTCTGCGCAACGACAACATCTGGTCCAAGCCAAACACGATGCCCGAGAGCGTTAATGATCGACTGTCGAGCAAGCACGAGTACGTGTTCATGTTCAGCAAGAGTCAGCGCTACTACTTCGACCTCGATGCGATTCGGGTTGAGGCAGTCACTACCCGAGAATCGGCGTTGAGTTGGGATCGCGCCGAGCAAGGCATTCCGGGGCAGAAGCCGCAGCACCGACCTGGCCGTCCGCAGCGGATTCGTGCCGAACAGATCGCCCGCGAGAAGGGCCTCAGTCAGGCGCATTTCGACGCGATCCGAGCAGCGGGCGTCACCTACGCCGGTAAGGCGACCGTGATGCAAACCGGCGCGGGGAAGAACACAGCAGAGGTCCAGCGGCTTGCCGCCGAGGCAAAATCAGCCCTGGGAGGCTATTACCGAGAGTTCTTGACGCCGGCCGGGAAGAACCCCGGCGACGTGTGGGAGATCGCCACTCAGCCCTTCCCTGGGGCGCACTTCGCGACCATGCCGCCAGCACTCGCTCAACGCTGCGTTGCTGCAGGCTGTAAACCCGGCGGAACCGTGCTCGACCCGTTCTCCGGTTCCGGCACAACCGGAATGGCCGCGCAGCGGCTCGATCGCAAATACGTCGGCATTGATCTAAATCGTGATTACCTCGATCTGTCGCTACGGACACGCTTTGGTCAGCCGACATTCGACTTCGAGGCCGGCGCATGAAGCACGCGTTTTGCGATAGATGCGGGCGCTACTGCGTCGTGCGCGATCACCGGGATTGCATGTGCCTCGACTGCGAGCTGGGCATGAATTCCATAGCGGCAATGCTCAACCCGCGCTGGGCACGCCCGATGACCAGCGCGGAGATCCAGCTCGCGCATACCTGGCTGATGATCGAGCGGCGGTCGGTCGCATGAGCGCCGAGTTCACCACCGAGGCCCTACGACTCATGCGTGAGCGGAGTGGAGGACTCTGCGAGGTGCAGTGGCCCAAGGTATGCCAGGGCAGCGGCAGCCAGTTGGTCGGTCACCATCGCCGGCCCCGGGGGGACGGAGGCACTAAGCGCCACTCGTCGCGCCTGGCCGCTAACGGCCTTATGGCATGCACCTGGTGCCACACATTTCTGGAGACCAGGGAGCGGGGCGAGGCGCGTGAGCTCGGGTTCATCGTCGACCAGAACCAGGAGCCCGCCGACGTCGCGGTGTTCTACCGCCATGAGTACAAGGTGCTGCTGTGCGATGACGGAAGCCTGGTGGCGGCATGAAGTGCGTACGCCCCAACTGCTCCAGTAATAGCCGTGCACTGTCCAGAAGTAGCTTCCGGCAAGGGCTTTGCAAGCAGCACTACGAGCTGGCCGAGCGCGGTTACGTCGACAGTGCGCCCGTGCGGGCACGCCTGGACCTGCTTCACGCCGCGGGCTGCTCGTGGGGACGCATCGCCGAACTGGCCGAGATGAGCGAGCACGGTGTGCGCCTGATCCGGGACGGCGAGTACGACTCGGTCCGCAAGCTCAGTGCTCAACGGATTCTCACCATCCCCATCCCGGGGCGATTCGGTGGGAACGGATACGTGAGCGCGGTCGGAACCGTGAGGCGACTGCAGGCGCTCGTCGCGATCGGGTGGAGCTTCGATGCGCTGGCCAAGATGATGGGCACCCACCGCAACGTGCTCCTGAAGACTCTGAAACGCGAGCGCGTACTAGCCCGGCGTGCCCGCGACATCGCGGAGCTGTTCACCCGGCTGCACCTCACTGTGGGACCGTCCGGCAAGGCACGCCGGCACGCCAGCGCGAACGGATGGCCAGTGCCCTTCGCATGGGACGAGGACACCATCGATGACCCCAGCGTCGCACCGGATCTCGGCGGCAGGTCGACCTGGATGCAGGAGTACGAGGACTACCAGTGGGTGCACGGCGACGACGAGCAGATCGCCGAAGCGATGGGCATCCAACTCGACTCGGTGAAGACGCAACTACGGCGGAAGGGCGCGGCATGACTTCGCTGGCGGGTGGTCTCCCGATGTCCGACAACCCGATATGTGTGTGCGGCGACCCATTGAGCGATCACCAGGGCCCCTTGGCTCCCCGCTGCCATGTCGTCCGCTGGGCCACCTATGAGCGAGGCAGTGGCCTGTGCGACTGCACTGAATTCACGGTCCGATCCGAAAGCAAACGGGAGCAAGAGGCAGGTGCAGTGATGGCCGACGAAGCGGATGCATGCCCGCACCTCGCGCTCGACCCGACGCCCGGGGGCGAGCTGTTGGCATGCGCACATTGTGGCGAGCTGTTACCGGACCCGAGTGACGACGACGAGTTCGTGATGTGCCGATGCTTCGGCGAGATGACCCCTGCCGACAAAGCGCGCCGACTGGGTTGTGACCAGCGCGGCGGATGCTCTGAACTACGCGACTCCATGGAGTTCTGATGACATTCCAAGCGAAGTACCCCGGTTGGTGCCCCAGCTGCGACGACCGCATCGAGGAAGGCGACGAGGTGCGCTACTCGGGAGCTGGCGAACTCATGCACGACTCGTGTGTCGATGACTCGGAGGTACGCGACGTGACCAGCTGTCCAGCATGCTATTTGATTCACGCGGGGGAGTGCTTCTGATGGCGTCGACACTGAAAACTGCTGACCTGCTGGTGCTTCTGCGTCGGCACTACATCAAGCCCGGCCAACCCCTGCCTGGTGGAGTCTTCCTGCACGAGGTAGGTGGCAACGGCAGCTGGGGCGCCTCGGCGCGCGCGGACGCCATCTACGTCGGGTTCACCTCTTCGAGCGGTCGCATCCTGGTCGGCCACGAACTCAAGGTCAGCCGCGCCGACTGGCTCACCGAGCTGAACAAGCCTGGGAAGGCTGACCAGTGGGCCGACCAGTGCCACGCCTGGTGGCTGGTTGTGAGCGACCCCGGCATCGTCCAGGACGGCGAACTCCCGCTCGGCTGGGGCCTGATGTCACCGGGGAAGTCCAAGACCCGCATGGCCATCCACACGCCGGCTGCAGTGAAGTCCGATCACACACCCTCATGGGATGCCATGCGCTCGATCATGGCGCGCTACGACACCCTGCGCGCCACGGAGATCCGGGAGTCACTGGCCCAGCGCTCCAAGCAGATGGACGACGATCGCGAAACGCGCATCACCCAAGAGGTGGCGCGCCGTATCCGTGAGGCTCCCGAGAGCGGCCAGGCGGCCCAACGCCTCAAGCTCGTCGAGGAGGCTATCGGCGCCCGGATCGACTGGAGCGACGCCAACTGGACGCCGCGGAATCGCGTGAATCTGGAGCTTCTTGGGCGCATCGGCAAGGCCGCGCTGGCGCTAGGCGGGCTCGAGGATGCAGTGCTTCGCATAGGGAATCGGCACAACAGCACCGAATCTGTGCGGCGCCATCTGGACGAATACGACGCGAAGCTGGCCGAATTTATGGCCGCTACTCGGCGTGAAACCGCGAATTTGGAGGGTCACTGAAATGGCAAGGGACCATACGCGAATCAATCTGGACATCTGGGGCGACGACGAGTTCCGTGACTTACCCGTTGATGCCCAGAACCTCTACTGGACGCTCTGGACGAGCCCGGACAGGACGTACTGCGGGGCGCACGACTGGAGGCCCGGGAAGCTCACGCAGTGTGCCGGCGACTGGACTGTGGAGCGCATCGTCGCGGCCGGTGCGGTGTTGTCGGAGAGGCTGTTCCTGCTCATCGACGAGGTCACCGAGGAATGCCTCCTTCGGTCGTGGATCAAGCACGACGGGTTGTGGCGGATCCCGAACATGGCCGTCACGATGGCCAACGCGCGCTCTGCGGTGGGGTCCAAGACTCTGCGTGGCGTGATCGTCCATGAGGTCAAGAAGCTCGCCAAGGCAGAGCCCGATCTGAGTTCGTGGAAGCGCGACGAGGTGGTGAAGCTGCTCTCGCAGAGAGCGATTGATCCGGAGACGGTGACGCCCTTTACCCCGCATCCAACCCCGCCCGAAACCCCGCCGCCAACCCGGCGCCCAACCCCAGACTTAACCCTTAGCGATGGGGTAGGGGTTAACCCCACGGTTAACCCGGCCCCTACTACAGCTACTGCTACTTCTACTACAGCTACATCTACAAAAGAGGGTTGCGTAAGTCAGGTATCTCACCAGAGCGTCGCCCAGATTCCTTCCCCCCTTTGCAATCTGCATCCGAATGGGACGAAGGACAACTGTGGCGGCTGCGCTGACGCGCGCCGCGCGCACCGGCGAGCACTGGCCACCCGCAGGAAGGCGATCGACGACTGCCCGGACTGTGACCGCAACGGACTGATCGAACTCGCCGAGGACCTCGTGACTGAGTGCACTCATCCATCGGTCACTGCCCTCCAGCTTGTCCACAGCGCCACCAAGACCGGGAGAGCGGCCGGATGAGCGCAGAACACCAATCCGGGGGCGCTACGGCCGTCCTGGACCGTCCCGTGGTCGATGTCGCCGAGATCGTCGGCGGTATGGGCGCGAAGGCATGCCAGTGCCTGTTCGTTGTATGCCCGTGTCACAAGAATCGATGCGACCAGGAAGCGAAGTGGGCGGCCCGCATCCACGGCTGGGTCAGACCGGGCGAGGCGGAGCACTACAAGGTCTACGACCTTTGTGATGACTGCAAGAAGCACATCGAGGATTCGGTACGACAGCTTGTCGGAACCGAAAGTGCCTGCAGCTGCGGCATGACCGGTAAGTCGGTCTCGGACTACATCGGTCCGGTGATGCCGCTATGACCGCAGAACACGAATTCCGGAGGGAAATCGAATGAGGATCATCCGGCACGATCTCGACATCACCGACTACCAAACGGTGACGTTGCCTCACGACGGCGACCTACAGTCGGTGGCCGTCTCGCGTACCGACCGCAACACCCGCATCGATCTCTGGTCATTGGACTTCGAGTACGGCCAGGGTTGGTCCAAGGGCATTTACATTGTGGGGACGGGTAATCCGATGCCCGAGCAGCTACGCGACTCGGCCAATACCCAATACCGCCGCAGCGAGCACCGCTACAGCCCGGGATTCACTAACGATGTCTTCATTATGGACGAAGACCCGAAGCCGTGGCGGAAGTTCATCGGAACTGTCGTTACCCCATGCGGTTTGGTGTGGCACGTATTCGAGGGGCCGGTCCAGTGACCGCGACACCGCTGCTATGGCACGAGCACGACGAGAAGCGCTGGACGGCGCGGGTGGCCGGAATACCTTGCGACACATACTCAGTTAAGGCGCATCTCTACGCCAGAGGCGAGTGGGCATGTCAGTGGCGCGAGACGCCCATCTCGGTCTGGATAGACCTCGGTCATGGCGGCACGCGACAGGAGGCCATGGTCGTAGCGACGGCCCACCACGTAGCGCGGATGCGCCGTCTCGCGTGGGAGCGCTACATGAAGGAAAACGACCCGCCGGTCATCGACAAGGCGGTGGTCAGCCCGTGAACATTGGACAGCTGATTGCATCCCTGAGGAAGCTCGACCCCGATATGCCAGTGGTCATGGAGATGACCGACGAGCCCCCCGGGGACTACGAGGTTTCAGAAGTTCGCGTCGAGTCGTACTGCCGAGAGCGAAAGACGGATCTCCCAGGCTCTTGGCGGTGGCCGATCACCTGGCATGACCCGGAGTACGCATTCGGTCGCTGCCACCCCGAGCAGCCCATCGCGTACCTGTCGTTCAACCCGCCATGGAAGCCGACTATCGACGGCGAAATAGACCAGTCAGCAATAGAATCCACGAGTAGCGAGGGTGATGAGTGACCAAGTGCAAGCGGTGCGATCGCGCGACAGATCTGTTCGTGTGCAAGGCGTGCATCTCTGAGTTGCGCAACCGCCTGGCTGAGCTTCCTTGGTGGCTGGACCGACTCACGGAGACCGCAGTCGGGCAGGCGAATCTCGGTGACGGTGCCCGGCGCGGCGAGCGCCGCGACGTGCTGCACGGCGACGACGCTCTGGTCAGCCACGTCGAACCGTTCCCGCGCGACAGGGACAGCCCGCCCACCGAGAAGGACCAGCGCGAGCGTCACCGGGTCGCGCTGTGGCACGCCCTGGGGCTCGGCCGGGTCAATGGTCGCGCCAGCGACGAGCTGGACCGGATCCACAACGCGCTGTCGACGACCATCCGCGACATGTGCGAGACCCGGGGGATCGAGGTGCCAGAGTTCCGCACCCGCGCAACCACCCTCGTCAGCGAACCCTTGCCACCAGCCGTCCCTGACGTGGTATGCCTCCCGCGCCCGGGTCTTTGCGCGCGCTGCTTCGTGATACTGCCGAGCTCGGCGACCGAGTCTCTCTGCGAGGAATGCGACGGAGCGCCGGCCCGCGCGCCGGAAGCGGCACCGGTGCAGGACTTGCGGGTGACCTACGCCGGCAGGCGAGGGGAGGATACGCAGTCGGTCTCGACCACGGTGCGGATGGCCAAGTGGCTCTGCAACCACGCCGCCGATGTCGCGATGCAGGAGAACGGCGCCGAGGTCTGCGACGAGATCGAGCATGTGTACCGATCTGTGACGCGGGTGGTCAACCGCCCGCCGGAGCCGATGATCATCGGGCCATGCATCACGGACCCGGCGCCCGGCGAGGTACTCGCCGCGCGGGCCCGGAAGGGTGATCACGCCACCCGGTGCGGCTACGCGCTCACCGCGGCGAATCACGGCGGCGTCATCGCGTGCCCACAGTGCGAGGCCGTGCACGCCGTCTCAGATGTGCTGGCGCAGAACCTCGGTGAGCTCGACGACCGGAATGCCACCGTGCGTGAGCTGGTCGACGTGGTGCTACCCCGCCTCGATGAGCACGTGCCACAGAGGACTATCGAGCGCTGGATTCAGCGCGGGTGGGTGCCGGTGCGTGGCCGGGACGCCCAGGGGCATCAGATGGTTCGCATTGGCGACGTGCGTGCGGTGCGGGGCGAGAGGCCCCGGAATGCGAAGGTGTAATGACAAGAAGCTTCGATATTTTATCCGAGTGTTTGATAATTTAACCCCGTGACCTCGGACGTACAAGCATTCACAGCGAAGATCGCGACGCTGGCCCAGATTTTCAAGCCAGCCGCACCGACTGACGATCAACGACTGTTTCGTGGCCGCAGAGAACAGCTGACACGCCTGCTGACCGTGTCCGGCTCACCCGGTCAGCACGCCATCATCTTTGGCGAGCGAGGAGTTGGAAAGACTTCGCTCGCCTGCATGGTCCGCGATGCATTCCTCGGAACTGCACCCGAATCGAGTGTCGCCGTGCGCTTGGCATGCACGGCAGACGACGACTTCGCTTCCCTGTGGCGCAAACTGCCCGCTCGATTGATGCGCGAGATAGGTAAGGGTGGTCACGACGATCTAACTGAGGTTGTCGACCGGATCGAGGACACATTCTTGGATGACCCGACGCCGGAACTCGTAGGGATGGCCTTGGGGATGCTGGCAGACCGCGTACGCTTGCTCGTGATTGTCGACGAGTTAGACAGGATGGATGTTCTAGCAGCCGGTCCAAAAGTGGCCGACCTGGTAAAGCAGATATCCGACGACATTGTCCCGTGCACATTAGTGTTGGTGGGGGTCGCCGATAACGTCAGTGACCTAATTGCTGGGCATGCATCAGTCGACAGGTGCTTAGTCCCCGTGTCGATGCCTCGTATGACCCCGGGTGAACTCAGCGAGATTGTCACCGAAGGGTTTGCCGCATACAGCGAGCGTACCGGAGCAACGATTTCCATCACGCCGCACGCGGTGGGTTCAATCGTCACTCTTTCCCAAGGCTTTCCCTACTACACTCACCTTCTTGCCGGAGCGGTTGGCCGCCGCGCGATTGAGGCAACCAACGACCACATTGACTTCCAGGACGTCTTTAAAGCGCTCCTGGATGCACAAGACGAAGCGGAGCCGAGCATCCGCGAGGCCTACTACAACGCAACCATCGCAGCACGGAGTGATGCGAGGTATGAGCAGACGCTCATCGCCTGCTCCCTATCCAAACCAGACAGAATGGGCTACTTCGCGGCCTCGGATGTCTGCGGCCCATTGAGCTATCTGTTGGGCGTTCCCCGCAAGAACTCGGATTTCAATTCGCACCTCAAGCGGTTCAGCAGCGAACCGCCAATCATCTTTGATACCAAAATCTCTCGGCGAACCCCACGCTATCGGTTCTCGAATCCACTGATGAAGCCGTACGCAATCATGTGCGGTCTGACCAGCGGCATAGTTGGACAGGACTTCCTCAAGGAGATTCGGTAAGTCGGCCGAAGAAACCCAAAGTTCCCCAACGCGTACGTCGGTGACCTCGTGCGCAACGGCACGATTAGGCGTCACGGTACTTATGGCGGACCGAGCGCACAGACGAGTGGGTACGCCCCAAGCGCTGCGCAGCTTCAATGACCGTCAGGCTGCGATCTAACGCAATCTCGATATCGCTATCGGTCCAGGGCTGCTTGTAGTTGACCGCCGTGTGCCGGGTGGCCTCTTGACGTCGCCGCCGCTCTGCCTCGGCCGCGTCCCGGCATCGCGGGCACAAGCACCCGTACCGGCTCACCGCGGTGTAGGTACCGTGCAGATGTTCGGGAACCTTGCCTTGCAGGCGGCCCAACCTCCGCGCACGAGCCACGGTCACGGAATTGATCGAGCGCCCCAGCTCGGCGGCAATCTCAGTGGGTGTGCGGGACTCATCGGTCAGGACAGCAATCTCGTCCTCGGTCCAGAGCCGCTGCCGTATCGGCTCCGCGCGCGACGCTCGGACACCCGAGACCAGTCCAAACGCCTTTTGACGCTGAAGATCCCGCATGCGCTTGACCGCCCGGAAGGAACGCCCCAACCGGCCGGCCGCTTCGGCGCGAGGAATCGACCGGTCCAGCGCGATCGCGATCTCCTCCGGCGTCCATTCCCCGTAACAGGCAATGTCGGCCTGGGCTACCCGCGCTAGCTCGACAGCGCGACTACGTTTCTGGGCGAGCAGCTGCTCAATATCGCGTCCCCGGTACCGTTTCCGCGCCTTCTCCACCTGTACCCGGGTGCGGCCCAACCTCTCACCGGCCTGAGCGCACGACAGCGACCGATCCAACGCCACCGCCAACTCATCGGCAGTCCACCGCCGCTGAGCTACACCATCAGCCACACACGACAGGCTACTGGTGGGTCTCCGTACAGACGGTGAACCGGCGAGCCGGGTGGGCATAGCCGCCGGATTTACAGGCATCAAGGGTAGTAGCCCCGACCACCAAGTTTGTCGCACGCACGCGTGTTGGGGCCGATTGGTCACTGCATGAGACGCGGCGAGTGCCAGTATCAGTGATGCTCAGACAATCGCTGGTAGTCCAGTAGATGTCCAGACATGCGGTCCATTCGCCGTTTGCGGTGTTTTGGTAGAAACGCCTATCAACATCTGTGACGCATTGGTCCGGTGTGGTGACGCGCTGGATGATTCGGTGAGTCGCTTCCGCGCCGCCACAGTCTGCCTGCTCTATGCCCGCCTGCCATATCGTGCCGGTGATCTTGACGCAAGATCCCACGGACGCCTCGTTTTGTCCTGCTTGCGTTGTGGTTGACGGTACGGGGAATTGGCCGGGGATATTAGCGAAGCTGGCTGCCGCAGGTTCATCGCGCGTCGCCGTCGTGGATGCCCTGGTTGACTGGTCCGAGTCCTGGCATCCGACCACCAGAGCTGAGATCAATATTAACGACACGGCTAGCCGTGGAAGTATAAATTTACTCATCGGGCACAATGTTGTAGTCCATGTACTTGTTAATATTCATGACTTTCCATTTGCCTTTTAAGCAGAACAGGCTGAAACTCACGTGTGCGCCTGGATCGTAATACGTCTTTGTCTTCTGATCCGCGAATTCGGTATACAGTTCAGCAACATATACTTGATCGCCACGTGCCAATATATTCAGATCGACGACATGAATCTTCCCCCTCGATCCGATGCTGACAATCATGTCTCGGGGATAGACTCCTCTGCCACCAGCATTGAATCCGGGAGTTAATTCATCACGCGCATCGCCGATAGACAAGGACTTGATCTTCGTCAAATCGTTGTTATTCAAGGCTTCGATATACTGCTCCACGACGACGCGGACTTGCGCGTCAGCCTCGTCGAATCGCGGGCTATTCGAGTGCGTCACGCCGAAAACATACCCGAGCGCACCAGCAGCGACAACCGAGGCGGCAGCCACCAACACGACAATTGCCGTGCGGTACTTCCTAAAGAGTTCCCTCACTACTTCCCCTTCTTAGACCGGCTAACGCTCACTTCAAGGCAACATCACCCATGCACCGCAGAACGCCATCAGAGGTTTTTGCCCAAGTGCCAGCAACGTACTCCGTGACGATGTATCCCCAGCGGTACCTGCTAGCCAAGGAGCCTATCGAACCGTTCAGAACGGAATCCATGGGAAATATCGGCCGGTTATCGACCATTGTCCCCTCCCACACTAGGTCTGGTCCATGCCCGCCAACTAGGCCGGTGGCGTAGGCTCCTGGATTCAGCTTCTTTGCAGCCTCAATTTCGCGCCTTGATCGGTCTGCCCAATCGGCTGACCTACCTATTCGCCGCATCACGACGCCGCCTAGAGCTTTATTTCGTGCAATCAGCTCATTGCCGAGATCAATGTATTGCTGCCTCTGCGCCACCAGCTCGGGAGTCAAAGTCGTAGTCTCTTTGGCGAAGCAGATCGGCACGCTGCCCACGCAGTCAGGATCGCTGGGCATGCAAATCAACATCCTGACACCACGACACACGTACGAGCCGATGGTGGTCTGAAGCAGGTCACAGGCCTCATCAACGATCTTGGAGTCCGCGCTGTCCTTATCCTTTGGCTCGTCCGCTTTCGTAGGCTCGGGCTTGTTTCCCTGAGTCGGCGCGGGCTTATTGTCCGGCTTGACGTCAGGAGTCATCACCGGCGACGGCTGGGGTTTGGGATCCGGCTTGGGCACCGGCGGGCTATCTGGCGGGCAGTACGCACACTCAGACGGCATGATCGGCAGCCGACCCGGTTGCCGGCTACCGTCTGGGTTCAGCCCGCCACCGCCACCTTTCGGCAAAACCATCTGCGCGATCTGCGCGATCTGCTGGGCGACATCACCGACCTGTCCCATGGTCTCGTACAGCTGCATCGCAGCGTCAAACGCCATATCCTGCTGCATTGCCTGGCATTTCTGCTGACTCTGCTGCTGTTGTTGGTCATTCAACTGTCGGGTTGTATCGTCCTGCCGATTCTGCGGCTGCTGATTCTGATTGCCTTGCTGGGGCTGCTGGTTTTGGCCACCCTGATTGCCTTGCTGGGGCTGCTGCGGCGAATTCTGTTGCGGAGCTTGGTAATCCGGGTTCGGCTTACCAGGCCCCTGCGTGTAAGGAGTAGCGGTCTGGTAGTCCGGGATCTGCGTGCCGTGAGCGGGCTGCTGCGCCTGCTGAGGCTGCTGTCCGCCCTGCTGACCCGGAACCTGTTGCACACCAGGCGATCCCGTGTTGTAGATGCTAATTCCCGAGTTCTGATCCAGCGGCGGCTGATTGTTACCGCCCTGATAGTCAGGCATTGAGCTGGGCATTTGCGGAGGCTGGAACTGAGAGCCCCCACCATCAGTCATCCCCCCAGTCGGCCCCGGAGGTCCAGTTGGGTCCGCGGCTACCGTCGCGACCGCCGAGAAGCCGCTGCCCGGGAGAGTGTGGTCATCGACAATCTTCGCTCCACCGACGACCAAGGCGAGAATTCCCACCAGCGCCGACGCCCGCCGCAAACCCGCTGGCATCGTCCAACGATCCTTCATCACCATGGATGCAACCGCCCCTTTCAGCCGACGCTGACCGCGCCCCTGGGCAGATCATTACATACAAATGGTTGCCATGTCGACAAAACGCCAGCTAACGAGTTTGCCAAATTAGCCACGACGTACATCACCCCTGGTAGACGCCGGGTAAGGGCCCTTGTCGGCTCTGCGATCTTGGAGCAACTGAGATCATGCTGCACCAGGCCCCGGCGGACATGCGGGAGCGCATTCGCCAGATCGCCATCTCCTGCCCGCTCCACCCTTTAGTGTCGGGTCCTCGGCGTAGAACATGCGCATGGCACCGCCCCGCGATAAGTTCCCGAACGCGTACGTCGGCGACCTCGTGCCCAACGGCAAGGGCTGGACCGTCGTCAGCCCGACCTACTGCCCGAACTGGCACAGCATCGACGAGCCTGGCTGGACGCAGCGTTGCCGGCCGTGCGCATGCGACGGCAAGCACCACATGTGGACGTGCCACTGCGGCGCGACCGTCTACGCACCCAAGCTCGGGCCAGGGTGCGAGATCCTCAACGGGCCCGGCTCGGGTCGAGAGGAATCGCAGCGCGGGGGTTAGTCCTTGTCGAGATCGGCCAACGCGGAGGCGTGTACGGGTAGCCGACACGCTGAGCCAGCAATCCCGCGTTGACCTGCGCGTATGGCAAAATGGCGCTGAACATGTCGGTGGGACAACTATGTCCACTACATGAAAACCCCGGCCTAGCTGGGGTTTTTCTCGTTCCAGGACACCGATACCCCGTCGAAGGGGGTGGCCCTGTGCAGATGTCAGACGCCACCGACGCCCAGATCGCCGAATGCGCCTCGCGCGGCGAGCACCTCACCATCGCGGTCGACGCCGCGATCGGGATCGGCCTCTGGTGCGACGAGTGCCGCGACCACGTCGCGGTCATCTACCCCGTCCTTGGCCTATCCGACACCGGTGTCTACGACCTCGGCATCGTCACCGCATGCACCGTCCATGACGCAAGGGGTAGGACATGGGACACGATCTGATCGACCAGCCCATCGGTGAGTACCCGCCACCTCCGCCGTGCGGCCTGATCAATGCGGCGGTGGCCGCAGTATTCGATGCCGTCGACGCCCTGCCCCCAGGCGTGAGTGGCGTCGTGGAGCCCCCGACGTTCTCCATTGACGACCTCGGCCTGATCTAGTGGTCCAGCGCAACACCACCACCCGGGACAAGCACCGCCGCATCATCGCCAAGGGGCTCGAGCCCAGCCCCTTCGGTCCCGAGCCGCCTTGTCACTGGTGCGGTGAGCCCATCAACTACGAGGCTCACTACCTCGACCCTCTGAGCTTCACCATCGACCACGTCATCCCATTGGCCAAGGGCGGGTCGGACACGCTCGACAACATCGTTCCGGCACACCGGGTTCACAACCGCGAGAAGTCGGACAAGCTGGTCTATCAACCAGGCGTCACGTTCGTGACCGAGAGGAACTGGTGGTCCAAGTGATGACCGAGAGCATCGAGATACGCGTCGAGGATGACGACTTCACCTCGGAGTACGGACGCCCCGACATTCCCATGTTCCGAGACAACCCCGACGGCACGGTCGATCTCTACGACATCCCGAATGCCACGACGATCCCGGTCAAGTACGCCGCGCAGGTAGAGGCAGAGGGCGGGATGGACTGGCGCGGTGTTCGCCTGAACATCACGCGAGACAACGACGGCATGCAGCTCAATACGACTGCGGCCAACGGGGTATTCCGATGGGAGCTGCAGCCCGCTCATTTCGCCGATGACTGCGAGGGCAAGGAACTTCTCATCGGGCGGCTGATCGACAGCGACACGGACAACCAGACGGGTGAGAGCGAGACCCTGGGGGGATGACCCTCCCACCCCCTACCCGGTCGCCCCTCCTGGCATAGGCGCATATCTCTCCCCGCCGTTTTTCCACCCACCCACCACACCGAGCTAGGAGGTGCCGCGATGGCACTCAGAGCCGTTGGTGCTGACGAAACCGCACCCCCGAAGGCCAAACCGAAGCCGAAGAACGTCTCGGAGGCGGCCAAGGGCACACAGCGAGATCTGCTGGTGGCCATGCGGGATCGGATTGCCCAGGCGGTGAGCAATCCCGAGTGCCCTCCGCGGGACCTGGCCTCACTGACCAAGCGACTGCAGGACATTGCGCACGACATCAGCGCCATTGACGCGCGCGGCGCCGGCGACGGCGCGGTGCGTATCCGCGAGCTCGAAGCGGCACTGCGCGACGCTGACCCAGAGAACGCGCTGCTGTCTGACGATGACGCTGTCGACGACACTTTCGACGCCACGGCTCTCTGAGGTCGCCCGACACCTAGTCATCCCTGAGGGGATTGAGACATCGGTGTTCCCGCGGGTGTACCGGCGGCTCAACGAGGTTGGGGTGTACTTCGACCCCTGGCAGCAGGGGATGGGCACCGTGGCGCTCGGCTGCCGCCATGACGGGAAGTACGCGGCGACGGTCGGCGGCGTGGTGTGTTCAATCTGCCGGCAGTCGGGTAAGACCTACACCTTCGGCAGCCTGTACATCGGCCTGTGCCTGGAATTCCCTGGTTATCAGGCCATCTGGACGTCGCACCACACCCGTACGACGACTAAGACATTCCAGTCGCTACAGGGAATCGTGCGCCGGCCGAAGATCTACTCGCTGCTGGATCACAGTTCGCGCAGTGATGGCATCCGGTCTACGAACGGCGAGCAGGAGATCCGTTTCGAGAACGGGTCGGTCATCATGTTCGGCGCCCGGGAGCAGGGATTCGGGCGTGGCATGGACGGAATTGATGCCGAGGTGTTCGACGAGGCGCAAATCTTGTCCATCAAGGCACTTGAGGACATGGTGCCGGCGACCAACCAGTCCAAGCACCAGCACGGCGGCCTGATCTTCTACCTGGGCACCCCGCCGCGGCCGACCGATGACGGTGAAGCGTTCGCGATGAAGCGTGAGCGCGCCATCAAAGACAAGCCCGAGGGCCAGGTGGTTCTGGTCCGCGGCAACCAGGTGTACATCGAACTCAGCGCGGACAAGGACGCGAACCCCGACGACGAGTCGCAGTGGCCGAAGATGAATCCCTCATATCCGCACCGCACTCCACATGAGTCGATGCTGCGCATGCGCGAGAACCTCCCTGACGAGGACTCGTGGCGGCGTGAAGCCATGGGCATATGGCCGGAACACTCACATCACACGCCGATCGTCACGCCAGCACAGTGGAAGACCCTCTACGCATCCGGCCCGGAGATGGATTTGGCGCCCAACGGTATCGGCGTCGACATGTCGCATGGCGGTGAAATCTCGATCAACGGCTGCTGGATTCGTGGCGAACACGCCCACGTCGAGGAGATCTGGGCCGGGCGCGATGTCGCCGCGGCGATCGACTGGGTGGCCATGGTCACCGGCAAGCGCATCGAGAGCGTGATCGACGACCTGTCGCCGGCCGCACAGATGATTCCCGAGCTCAAGGCCCGAGGGTGCAGGGTGCGGCGGGGGACTGCGCGGGATATGGCCAAGGGCTGCCTGCTGTTCGAGACCCGCGCCAACGCCAGCACGCTCACGCACGCCGGGCAGAAGACGCTCACCGACGCGGTCATGGGCGGTCGCAAGCGACTGATCAGCGACGCCGGGGGATGGGGCTGGGATCGCAAGGACTCCACGGTCGTCATTCACCAGGCCGTAGGCGCGACCCTGGCGCTATTTGGCGCCACCGAGAAGCACAATCCCAAGCGTGGGAAACGACAGCCCAGAAAGGCGGTGACCGGATGACGTTGGCAACACCAGACTCTCCCGTCGTCGCCATCGCACTGCCGTCCCTAAAGCTGGGCGAATCCGAGCGCGACGCCGCGCGGGCACTGCGCGCGAAGCTCAACCGGGTCAACGTCAAGAACCGTCAAAAGTCAGCCCTTTACGAGGCCAAGCATGCCGCGGAGGATCTGGGAATCGCCGCACCGGAAGGCCTCTCAGACCTCGTGCGCGCCGTGGCGGGCTGGCCGGGCACCGTCGTCGACGTCCTGGAGGAACGTCTCGACTTCCTCGGCTGGACCGGCGCCGACCAACTGGCCTTGCAGAACGTGATGATCGACAACGACCTCGAGGTCGAGTCGGGCCGCGGGCATCTAGACACCCTGATCTGCGGTGCCGGATTCATCGCCGCAGGCAAGGGCGATGAGTCCGCGGGCGAGCCCGAGATCCTGGTGACCGTCGAGTCGTCCGAATCATGCACCGTCGAATGGGATTACCGGCTCCGCCGGGCCAAGTCCGGCTACTCGCAGACCCGCGACGAAAACGGCGTGCCGATCATGGAGACGCTGTACCTGCCCAACGAGACCATCAGCTTCGAGCGCGTCCGCGGTGAGCTCGTCGCCACCCGCCGAGACCCTCACAAGCTGAACCGCGTGCCCCTGGCACAGCTGGTCAACCGGGAACGCGCGTCTGACATTCACGGACGCTCCGAGATCACCCGGGCGGTCACGTACTACACCGACGCCTGCATCCGAACCCTGCTGGGGATGGAGATCAATCGCGAGTTCTACACGTCCCCGAAGTGGACGGCGCTCAACACCGACCCCGAGGTGTTCGGGATGGGCGAGGGCAAGACGCCCCAGGAGAACCGCCGCGCCGGGTGGTCGTCCACGGCGGGGCGGATGAATGCGATTCCGCCGCAGGTCGATGAAGAGGGCAATTCAGTCGAGCCCAGGCTGCACGAGTTCCGGCCCGCACCGCCCACCCCGTACATCGACCAGATTCGGTGCTATTCACAGCTTCTCGCCGCCGAGGCGGGCATCCCCGCGCCATACCTGGGGTTCGTCACCGACAACCCGTCGAGCGCCGACTCGATTCGCCAGCAGGAATACCGGCTCGTGAAGCGCGCCGAGCGTCGGCAGACCTCGTTCAGCCTGGCTTGGCGCGAAATCGCCTACCTGGCATTACTACTGCGCGACGGAGCTGTGGACCCCGTCGCGTTCCGTGAGGTAAGTGTGAAGTGGCGCGACGCCGCGACACCCACGCGCGCGGCATCCGCCGACGAGGCGTCCAAGCTCATCGCCGCCAAGGTATTGCCGCCGGATTCGACGGTCACCTGGGACCGCGTAGGACTCACCCAGCAGGAACAGCGCCAGCTCGCATCTGATCAGCGTCGCGCGGTGGGCCGCTCAGTGCTGGAGACCCTCGCGCAGCGTCGCACGCAGCCGAACGCCGAACCGGCACAGCTGAATGCCAACCCTGAGCAGTGATCTCGTCCTCGTCACGGGTGAGGCCACTGACGAGCTCGCTCCCATCTGGGAGCTCAATCCCGCGGAGATCCCCACTGCCCTGATCGACGTCCTGCCCGCGGTGGTCGATACGTACGCCATAGCGGCAGCCGCGGTCGCCGCCGACGCCTACGACACTCAGCGCGAAGCTGCCGGGGTCGCCGGGCTGTTCGCGGCGATCGTCGCCCCGCTGCAGGAGTTCGGCACCGACTCACTGGCCCTATGGGGAACCAAGGGGCTGACCGATCTAGCCGACGTCGCCGCAGCACGCAGTCTCGTCGAGGGCGGTCTGCAGAAGCGGATCATCAACGCGGCCAACGAGACCATGACGCTCTCGGCGACCGAAGATCCGCAAGCACGCGGCTACATGCGGCGCACTCGCCCGGGTGCCTGTGGCTTCTGCAGAATGGTCGCTTCGCGCGGCGGGGTGTACACGCGAACGTCGTCTCGGTTCGCGTGCCATGACCACTGCCATTGCGAAGCCGTCCCTGCCTGGGGCGGAAGAGCTCTGCCCGTCGGCCCGTACAAGCCGTCGGACCGTCCGTCGACGGAGCTCGACCGCGCTCGCGTGCGGGCGTGGATCGCGGCGAACCTTTAGACCCCCGGAAGGCGCGAGGCCAACCGGATTACCTCTGCGATGGAGGAACCCCCTATGTCCATGTCAACCCTGCCTGTTCATCCGGCGACCGGACTGCAGGCTCTCGGCTTCGGCAAGCGCGGCCCTATCTGGCCGGTACTCGGTGCGTCGGAAGACCCGCCGGATCCCGAAGACCCCACGCCTGAACCCGATCCCGATCCCGACGAGCCGTTGGGTGACGCCGGTAAGAAGGCGCTGAAATCGGAGCGCGATGCCCGTGCCGTAGCTGATGCCAAGGCGAAGGATCTACAGAAGCAGCTCGATGCTGCCCACCAGAAACTCGCCGCTGCCAAGAGCGACGGTCAGCCCGAATGGCAACAGAAGCTCGACGAACTCCAGGGCAAGCTGGACGCCGAGATCGAAGCGCGCACAACGGCAGAGAAAGACAAGGCTGCTGCCCAGCGCGTGTCGTACGGCATCGACAAGGGCCTGCCCAAGGCCCTGGCGACCAAGCTCGTCGGCACGACCAACGAAGAGCTGGACGCCGAAATCGAGGAGCTACTACCACTTCTCGGCACTCCCGGGCCCCAGCCGAATCCGCAGCAAGGCAACCCCTCCAAGGGGCGCGGCGGATCGATCGCGTCCGGGCGCGCGAAGTACGAGGAATCCAAGAAATAAACCCCGCAGGCAGTCCGCCTGCACAACCACTCTGAAAGGAGTGACACCATGACCCAGCTCGCCCCGCGCACTGAGTCTGTCGGTGCAGGCGACCAGTCCTGGCTCGGTTCGCGACATGGCACCGAAACCCCCAAGTCGGCAACCCTGGATCCGTCCGCATGGACCTCCAAGACCACTGCCGGCGTCATCAAGTCCGGCGAGTCCTTCGCGGTCGTCGGCGGCCTGGCGGTGCCGTACAACGGATCTGGCAGTGGCGGTACCAACGTCCTGGCCGGGTTCGTGTTCACCGATCAGTCCGTCCGCGCCGGTGCCGGGAACCTCACGTTTCCCGGCATCTGGCACGGCCGGATCATCCTGTCCAAGTTGCCGTCTCCGGTCGCCGCTGATGCGACGACCAGCGGCCTGTTCGTTCTGGAGGCGTGATCATGCTGTGGACTGACCTCATCACTCCCGCGGAGCTCACTGGCTTCGCCCGTGCCGCCGTCGAGGACGTGGAGCGCCAGAAGGGCACGCTGGCACGCTGGCTGCCGAACACCGCGGTGCCCGACGTGGTCGTCAAGACCGTGGTTGGACAGGACGGTAACGGCGCTCTGGCGCAGTACCGTTCGTTCGACGCTGAGACGCCCATCGGTTCTGGTGGCAAGGCCGAGCGCAAGGTGTTCGAGCTGCTGCCTCTGGGCCTCAAGGAGCGGGTCTCGGAGTACGACCAGCTCCGCGCTCGCGGTGATGCCGCGCTGGCGATGGTGCTGGGCGGCGTCGAGAAGGCGGCCAAGCGGGTCGCGAACGCGGTCGTTGACCGCCTCGAAGTCGCTCGCGGACAGGTGCTTGAAACCGGAGCGTTGACCATCAACGAGAACGGCGTCGTGCAGACGGTGAACTTCGGCCGCCCGGCCGGAAACTCCGTCACCGCGGCGACGCTCTGGTCGGCCACCGGCGCCAAGCCTGTCGAGGATCTGATCGCCTGGACTGAGGCGTATACGGACGCCAACCAGGGCAGCGCGCCGGGTGCGCTGGTCACCTCCAAGCGAGTGGTGGCCGCATTGCAGCGCGCCGACGGCATCCGGGCGTTGGTCGCGACGACTGCCGGAACTCCCAGCATCGTGTCCGTGGAGGCGGTGAACGCGGTATTGGCTGCCTATGGCCTGCCTCCGATCGTGGTCGCTGACCGCAAGGTTCGCGGCGTGCGTCTCTTGTCGGACAACAAGGTGCACCTGTTGCCCGCAGCGGTGGATCCCAACACGGGCTCCAACGAACTCGGTGCCACCTTCAATGGACAGACCCTGGAGGCATCCGAGCCCGAGTACGGCATTGGCTCGGCCGACCAGCCTGGCCTGGTGGTCGGTGCATGGAAGACCAAGGACCCGATCGGCGTGTGGGTGCACTCCAACGCCATCTCGATGCCGATCATGGTCAACCCGGTCGCCTCGATGGTCGCGACGGTTCTCTGATGAAGATCCGCGACGACCTGGAAGGCGTCGTCTACGTCCACACCGAGGGGGGTGTCGTCGTCCTGTCGGCCGGCGACACCGTCCCCGACGGTGCGAGCGTGGGTGATCACCTGACCTTCGAGGACAAGGAGACCGACGGTGCTGGCAGCCGACGAGGACGTAGAAGCCCGGCTCGGTCGGACTCTGACGCCTGAGGAGTCCGAGCGTGTCGACGGACTCCTCGAAGAGGCGTCGGTACTAGTCGAGGGCTGGCTCCGGTGTACGCCGGATCCAGTTCCCTCGGCGGTCAAGGTGGTTGTCTCCCGCATGGTGGCACGGGCTCTCGCAGCACCGGCCGCCAGCGCGGGGGAGACCGGCATGACCTCACTGCAGGCCACCATGGGCGTGTTTCAGGTGAACCGCGGGTTCTCTACTGACGCGACCTCCGGTGGCGTGTGGCTGACCCGGCAGGACAAGATCGCCCTACGCGGTGCTCGGTGTAGCGGTCGTGCCGGAAACGTGCCGACGTCGAAATGGTGAGCCTGGCGCGGTATTTCCCGCTTCCGTTCACGTGCTCGCACGAGCGGTACACGGCAGGGGAAGAGAATGCGCATGGCAACACGACACCGGGATGGGCAGAACCCGTCCCGGTGTCGTGTGTCTGGTGGACCCCCGCATCGAGCGAGCCTGCTCAGCCGCCCACCGGTGGCGAGCGGGTCGTCGCCGATCTGGTGCTGGTGGTCGATGTGGCTGTCCCGGTGGATCATCGGGACAAGTTCACCGTCGAGGGCCGCGAGTTTGAGGTGATCGGCATCCCCGAGGACTACAACCACGGGCCTTGGGGATTCTCGCCGGATCGCCTTGTCGTGGCGCTGAAATGGGTGGGTTGATATGGCCGTGAAGTTCAGCGTTAGCTTGTCGACGATTCGCAAGCTGATGACGTCGAGTGGCGTCAAGGCCGAAGTCCATGAGCGAGCTCTGCGGTTGGCGGCCAAGGCCAATGAGGTGCCGTCGACCACGTCACCCGAGTTCGACGGCCTGTACTACGAGGCAGTCGAGGCGTCCGACGAGAAGCGCGCTCGTTCCCGGGTGAAGACCACCGGCCCCCGCGCGGTCAATCATGAGGCCCGGACGCAGGCGTTACTCAGGGCGGCATCCAGTGGCGGTTGATCTCGTCGAGTTCGCCGACCTGACCGCGCTCGCCAGGGCGATGGCGACGCAAGAGCTGGCCGCCCATGGCATCTCGGGAATCCTGATCGGCTCGCGCCAGATCAGCGGAAAGCCATTGCCGAAGCGCTATATCCGTCTGTTCGCACTGCCCGGAACGGAACGGTGCCGGCGCGTGATGACCGCCACCGTGGTCGGCCAGGTGTACGACGAAACCGATGAGGTCCGTTGCGCTGCCACGGCGAGCAAGCTCGGGGCAATCCTGCGTGCTGCCCCGGACATCGTTCTTGCCCAGGACAATCCGATCACCGAGCCGTGTGAGCTGCACGGCCCCTATCCATCACAAGACCCTGATCTACCGGGATATGCGCGGTATCAGGTCAATGTCTCCTGGACAGTTCAGTCCAGCGTGACCCAGTAAACACAGTCCAAGGTAACCCCCTCCCGCGCCGCGGCTGGGGGCATTTGTCGTGCCCACTCGGGCGCACTCCCAAGGAGGAAAAACAGTGGCGCACACCAATGTCAAGAACACCGGCGTATGGGTTCCGAAGGCCACCGGTGGCATCTTCCGGTACCCGCTGGGCACCGTCTTGCCGACCGACCCGTGGACCCCCCGGCCCGTCATCCCCAACTGGGATCCCCGCTTGGGTGGTGTCTCCGATGAGGGCGTGACTAGTACCACCAAGCGGGACACCGAGAAAAAGAAGGACTGGAACGGCGACAAGGTCCGCTCGCTGCAGACCGGCAAGGATGACACGCTCAAGCTGACGTTCATCGAGCCGAAGAACCCGCGTGTAATGGAGGAGTACTTCGGTAAGGCCAACGTCACCGTTACCGAAGCCACGGCCCAGCATGGCACCCTGATCGCCGCGGTGTCGAATTCGGATATCCTGCCGCACTTCTCGTACATCATCGACACGTTCGATGGTGCCGACCGCAAGCGCCGGTGCATCCCCGACATGCAGCTCTCCGAGCCGGGCGACGAGGTGTGGCAGTCGAAGGACTGGACCGTCCACCAGCTCACCTACGACCTGTTCCCCGATCTGGCCGGCAACACGTTCTACGACTACACCGAGCGCGACGACAAGCTCATCGAGTCCACGTACACCGTGACCTTGTCGGGCCCGCCGACCGCCGGCACCTTCGACTTCAAGGTCGCGGACCTGGCGGCCGAGATCGCCTACAACTCGACGCAGGCGGCATTTCAGTCGGCCGTGGCCGCGCTGGCGAACGTCAAGTCCGCCACAGTCACCGGCACCGCCGGTGGGCCCTACACGGTCAAGATCACCACCGCCGGCGTGGCGCCCGTCTCCGTCGACGGCACCGACCTGACCGGCGGCACCGTAGCTGTCGCCTAATCCTGTACCCCACCCCGCGCCGTTTACACCTTGGGCGGCGCGGGGTGGTCTCCAAAACCAAGGTGACACAAGGTGAAAGACGAACGCATGGCCAAGAGAAAGACGCTGGGCCCCCTCGATGGGCACGGAATGCACACTGTCATCGAGACCGACGATGCTGCCCCGGAAGCCGCCGAGGCAACCGAGGCACAGCCCGATACCCCCAAGAAGCCGCAGGGGCCGCTGCCGGGTGCGGCGGACTACGACTGGTCGGCGCACTATGGCGACGTCGAGCTGTACCGACACACGTTCCGCGACGGAACCGTGGTGGCACTGCGCACATTCGGTGCGGTGTTCTCCAAGGCGCTGCTGTGGAAGCTCAGGAACGCCGAATCAACGACCGAGGTGGAGTTCGCCACGATCGAGCGCGCCGGATGCCCGGCTGCCGAGGCGGTGCTAAACCACGTCGCCGCGGCGGTTCTGGAGTCCGACGACTACGAGTATGACCCGATCGACGACCTGTTTCAGTCGTGGGTGAAGGCCGGCACCAGTACCACCCCCGACGCCGATGACGGTCTGTCACTGGGAAAATCCGCCAGCTAGCCGAGATCACATTCGAGCACATCGACGCCATCGAGCGCGATCTGCTCACAGATCATCTGGTCTTCGACGACCTCGGCTGGCGCGGATTGTGGGCATACGTCACCAAAGCACCTCCGCTGACCGCCATCCACCATGACCGCACCGAAGGCATGTCGCTCGAGGCCCAGATCGGCGCGGAGCTGCTCAATGAAATCGCCGAATTGCATTGGCGATACGCCGCAGTCCATTTCAAGGGCCGCGCAGACCTCCCAATGCCCGAACGCCTAACGCTGCGAGAGCTGATCCACGGCGTCGAGGAAGTCGAACCGGTCGATTGGGAACCGGCGATCGACACGCTCACATCCCCTGAATTTCGCGCGATGCTGCAAGGAGGCTGATCGTTGTCTGAGATCGAAACCTTGTGGATATCCCTCGCGGTATCGGGCAAGAACCTCAAGCGCGACATGGACCGCGAGGTCACCGGGGCCGGTACGCAGGCTGGTAACAAGATCGCCAAGGAGCTCGAAGACGCCGCCGGCAAAGGCGCCAAGCGAGCTGCGCAGCAGATCGATCGGAACCTGGGCCGAAGCCTAGGCGAGAGGACCGGCGCCGCGCTGGGCACCGCACTAGGCGTGGGGTTGCGTCCGGTCGTCGGGACCGTGCAGCGGCTCGGCGGCGAGGCTGGCCGCCAGTGGGTGCAGAAGTTCTCCCAGCAGCTCGCCAACGCAAAAGTCAATGCCCCCAAGGTCAATGCACCGATCAATGTCGATCTGCCAGGCGGCGGATCGGGCAGCAGCGGCGGACTGGCGACAGCCGGCATGCTCGGCGCAATCGCGCGTGCGGCTGGCCCTGCCGCAATCGCCCTCGGCGTCACCGGCGTTGCATACAAGACACTTTCGGCCGGATTTGATCGGGCCAAGAGTCTGGACGCCACGCGATTCAAGCTGGAGGCGCTCGGTAACGACGCCACCGCGGTTGCGCAGATCATGCAGGCCGCCCAGGCGTCGGTGAAGGGCACTGCGTTCTCCATGGACGAGGCTGCCTCGACAGCGGCGACCGCCGTTGCCGCAGGGGTCAAGCCTGGCGAGGATCTGGCCAAGTACCTCAACACCGTCGCCGACGCAGCCGCTATCGCGGGCGCCGACCTGGGCGACATGGGGCACATCTTCAACAAGGTGCAGACGTCGGGCAAGGCCATGACCGACGACCTGAACATGCTGGGCGACAGAGGATTGCCGATCTTCGCGTGGCTGCAGAAGGAATACAAGGTCACCGGCGCCGAACTGTCCAAGATGGTCGAGGGCGGAAAGGTCGATGCCGCCACGTTCCAGCGCGTCATCTCCGAGAACGTTGGCGGTGCCGCCAAGAAGATGGGCGGCACTTTCGAGGGCTCGATGAAGAACATGGGCGCGGCGCTGGGCCGGCTCGGCGAGGCGATCATCGCTCCATTCATGGGTAGTGGCACCGATGCGCTCGGACAAATCACGGTCGCCGTCGACAAGCTGTCAGGGTTCGTCAAAGAACACCAGCCCGAGATCATCCGATTCGCGGCGGCCGTGGGCACGGCGTTCACCTCGATGGCAGGCTCGATTGCTCGCGGACTAGGCGATGGGCTGCGATTTATCGCGAAGTTTGTCGACGGAATCAAAACGGCGTCAAGCGGTATCGGTGGATTCTTCTCGGCGCTCGGACTGACCGATATCGGCGACGCGCTGCAGCGTTGGGGTAGTGACCGTAGCGTCAATGACTGGCTGCGCGACACAGCGAAGTCCGTCGACGAATTCGGCGACCGCGCTACCGCGGCATCGGATCGGATCGCCAAGTGGGGCGAAGACACCGCCGAGACCACCAAGATCGTCAATGCACTCGGTGCCGCGGTGCAGGAAGTGCCCGACACTCACGAGATTGTCCTGAAGGACAACTCGCCCGAGCAGATCGCCAAGCTGAATGCCATTGGCTACACCGTAAAGCAGATGCCCGACGGCAAGAACTTGGTGATCCGGGTCGACGACAGCGATGCGGCCGAGCGGATGCGTGCGCTGCGCCAGGAACTCGAAGACCTTGTGAGCCATCCGAAGACGGTCAAGGTCACCACCGAACTGCAACAGCAGAACTTGATCGGAGCGCAGCCTGTAACTCCTACCGCCTCGGCACCCTCGGGTCCGTTCCCGTTCGCCACCAATCTGCTCCCGAGGATGTTCGGCGCAATCGCGATGGCTACCGGTGGACTCCGTCAGATCTCCAAGCCGCAATCGGCCGATATCTACGCCGGCCGGGGCGCGGGGACGATCTTCGCCGAACAGGAAACTGGCGGAGAGGCCTACATTCCGCTGGCGCCATCCAAGCGCACCCGTAGCACCGCGATCCTGCGCGAGGTTGCCCGACGGTTCGGGATCACCAGCTTCGCCGAGGGTGGCATCACCGTCGACGAGCTCAAGGCCATGGCCAGCGGCATCGAAGGGCAGACCTATGGCTGGGGCGCCCCAGCGGGACCCAACTCGGACTGCTCAGGTGCTCAATCGTGGATCGCCAACATGATCAGCGGCGGCACAGGGCGATTCGCAACCATCTCAGAGAGCAGCGCGCTCGCGGTGCGCGGGTTCCAAATGGGAGATCCGCCCCCAGGGGTCGCGGCGTATTGGGTCGGCTGGAAAAACGGCGGCCCGGGTGGAGGGCACACCGCGGGCACCATCGTCGATCCCGAGGGCGGCAACGTCAACGTCGAGATGGGCGGCAAGCGCGGCAACGGCCAGTTCGGCGGGGGCGCGGCGGGCGCGCGCGACTTCCCTAGCCGGGCATGGATCGCGCTGGCCGGCGGTGACAACGGCAAGACCACCGGTGGCGGAGGAGGGGCTTCGACATCGCAGGTGATGTCCGCGCAGTCGTCGGTCCGCCGCACCAAGGCGGCCACGGCCGCGGCGCAGAAGGATCTCGACGACGCGAACGCGGAATTGAATTCGGCACCCGATGACAAGAAGCGCGCGGCGGCCGAGAAGAAACGCGACGGCGCGCAGCGGCGCCTCGACTCGGCGAAGGACCGCCAGGCGGTTGCCGAACAGAAGCTCTCTGAAGTGCTGGATAAGAAGGCCAAGGGCACCGACAAGGAGGCGGGTGGCGCTGGCGATGCCGCTGGCGGCGGAATGGGCCAGGGTCTCGGCCAGGGCATCATCTCCGGGCTCTTCCAAGGCCTCGGTATCGACGGCTCAGTGTTCTCCAATCCCATGGAATGGCCGAACGTCAAATCCGGTATGGCCGCATTGAACTGGGGCCTGAACTACGCACAGAAGTGGGCTGGCGCCGACAACTCGGACCTCCCTGGGGGTGGTGGCGAGCTGAACTTCGGATCCGAGGTCGCAGGCGGCGCGATGGCCGGGCTCGGCGTCAACATCCCCAGCGCGGCGACCACTGCGACGCAGGCGCCACCACGCGGGGGAGACACCTACAACATCTCGGGCGTCAACCCGACCGACATGTTGAACAAGGTAGACGCGCGCCAGATGGCTGCGCAGCGTCGCAATTTCGGGACGGTGCAGAAATGAGCAAGTGGCTCAAGTACGACCCGATCCTGGATCGCACCGCGGAGCCCTCATTTGCGACGTGGTCCGAAAACGACATGGGCAAGTGGGCGTCTCAGCTCCAATCGAATCAGACCAAGATCGTCTACGTCTCGCCCGACGGGGAGCGGATCTACAACCTTGCCGGCGGGTTCAAGGGCAACCGGGGTGTGATCCTCGCGCCAAAGCTCAAGGGCCACACTGGCGTCGACTTCAACCAGCGGTACTCCTCGGGCCCCTGGATGCTCGGCGAGGAACCGGAGCGCACCGACTACGGCAAGCGCGTGATCCATATGGGCCTGCATTTCGGCCCTCACCTCAACGCCGTCTCCAGATTGCGGTACGTCGATACTGCCGTGGCGCTTCGGCAGATTGAGCAGCAGTGGTGGCGCGACTGGCCCGAGGACTCGGACCTACCCATGGGATTCTGGGGCGAGTTCACCCGCTACGACGGATGGCGCTGGACCCGGGTGCGCAACGGCGAGCCCAACCTCGACGAGGTCGAGATCGACCCACACGCATACGGGAACAACTACACCTCGGCGGCGATGACGATCCACTCGCCGTTCCCGTTCTACTCCAAGCGCGCCCTGACACGCGAATGGGTCAACGACGCCGCGAACGCGACCATCAACGGACGCAACCACGGAATCCTGCACCTGCCCAACAAGGGCGACTACGAGCAGTGGCCCAAGTTCATCATCGAAGGCGCTGGCGACGTCACCATTTCCGACGGCATCACAGATCGGATCGTGCCGCTGGAGATCCTGCCGCAGGACGGCATGGTGCTGGTGGACACCGACCCATCAGCCAGAACCCTTACTTCCGAACATGATCCGATCGACAATGCGCTGTGGAAGCTGATCCGCAACAGCGAGATCCTTGATTTCATTCTCGGTGACATCACCAACGCCGACGCCGGTATCCCGATCGGGCGTCGTGTTCCGGGCGGGGTGGGGTTCATGTCCCCAATTCCCTCGGAGTCGATGGCCAATATCAAGGTCACCCACACCAATCCCGCCGGCAAGATCACGATGGTCATGTCGCAGTGGTATCGGCGCGGGGTGGCGTGATGGCCGGCCGGATGATCACCGCGCCAACCGATCCGATCACCAAGTTCCGGCTCCTGGACGGTCGCCGCGAGATGTGGCGGCGCTCGGGGAAGCAAACACCCCTGCTGCGAGTGCTCGACAAGCAGCTCAAGTACCTGGGCACGCTGCACGGACAGGTCCGCAGCGGGGACTGGGAGCGCCTGCTCGACGAAACCGGTGTGGGCAAGATCCGGGTGCGCCGCGCCGACTGGCTAGCCGACCTCATGGCCCGCGGCACCCGCTACACCGAAGACCTGCATCTGGCGATCGACCCCAACCCGAACATCCGATCCTGGAAAACCCGTATCGGGTACCGGATTCAGGCGGTCGTCGCCGTCAAGGACGAGGACGGCACCTACTGGGTCGACCTGGAGCTGATGTCGCTGCGCGAGCACGCCAAGCATATTGCGCTGATCCCGACACCTATCTCGGCACCGGAGTTCCAGCCGCTCAAGGCGTGGATCTGGATCCAGAACATTCGATCGGGCCTGGCGTTCACCACGTTCTTGAACCTGCTGCGCACGTACTGGCCGTTCCTGGCGCTGATCACGTCATGGGCCGATCCGGTGCACTGGCTGACGACCCGTGCCGGCAACCTGTCTCCGCTGCACTGGCCAATTCAGGTCCAGTTCGTCAACCCAGCCTTGGATCAGTCACGCATTGTGCCCATCGCGGCGAAAGCGCAAATGCTGCACGATATTCACGCGCCATTGGGGGATGACACCGGTGTCGCGCTGATCGACTATCTCTGGCTGGAGGAAGACGAGACCAGCCCGCACCCCGAGCTCGCCGCGCTCGTGGGGGAGAAGCTGGCGCGTCCGACGCGCAACTGCATCGTGCTGGCATTCGAGGATAAGTCGGGCGTAACCGGGCCCACGGGAACGGCTTTCGATGGCGCGCTCAATGCCATCGGGGCGATCCTCGATGACACGATCACCGAGGTGATCCTGCCGCTGGACCAAGACGGCGATGGCCTCACCGATCCGTTCTTCCGGCGTCTATTGGGCGTCGCGCCCGAGAAGCCCTCGCTGGTGTGGAGGGACTGCAAGCACTCGGGCATCATCACCAGCACACACAGGATGCAGCGCGGCACCGCCCGCACCATCTGGACCGGCGGCCATAGCCCGACCATTTTGAACCAGGCCATCACGTTTGGCATTCGATACGGGCTCGCGCAGCTCGAGCAAGTCATTCCGTATCCGGGTAGTGCGTACCAGCAGCCGGGCAGCTCGGGCCTGGACAACATCTACCAGGGCCAGCTCGACGATGTGTTTTTCAGCTGGCAGAAGATGTCCAACCCCAAGGTCGCGATCTGGCTCAACGACTACGCGCTGATTGATCACGTCGAATCCGGCAACGGCATCGCCTGGGTGGTTTCGAGCGCGTTGACGATCCGCCAGGGCATGAGCAAGACCATGCCGAAGGTGGCCTTCACTATGACCACCCGCGACGGGCACCCCTGGGTGTACGGGTTCGACTACCTCATCGGAGACCGCGGGTTGTGGGAAGTCGATGCCATCTACTACGTCGACAACATCCGCGGCATGAAGTGGTCAGTCAGTGAGAACTCGCCCATGGCACAGGATCTGACCATCGGTAAGGCCCGGGACCACGACCCCTTCGAGGCCGGCATGAAGGCTCTTGCCGACGGCTGGAATGCCATCGGCTCACTCATTGGCGGCGCGGCGATAGCCGGATAGCTCCGCATCACCCTCAACCGCTTCGCCAATCGGCGTCGCGGTCTGTTCGTCATTCCCAAGGAGGCTCGGTGGCAGGCAAGGAGCGCGACCCGAAGGCGCAGGAACTCCTGGACGCCGCGGCGCGTATCACCGACGCTCTGGCGTTCGCGCGCGGACCCCGCGGGGAAGTGATGTACCTGACCGACGACCAGCGCGTGTGCTTCGCATTCCACCTCGCTCGCGCTGGGTGTGATGTGCATCCCGACAAGGCGATCATCAAACGCCGCGCCATCCCGGACCGAGTCGGACAACTGCCGGGAGTAATCGACTGGGTTCCCGTCAATTGGGCCGATGACCCCAATGCGCCCGAGCCGATCTCAGCTGTAGGGCCCGTGCCCATCCCGCCCGAGCTCCCTGATTTCGACGCCATGAACGCCTGGCACACCAAGCCACGTATCGAAGGAGACTGGTCGTGACGACTCCACTACCCGGTGCGCCCGTGCACCTCATGGACTGGCTGAACACCATGCATGTGTTCGGCATCGTCTCCGACGGCGAAGTGCCCGGCCTGCGCACCGCCACCTTCGAGGGCGTCGCGAACGACATCGTGGCCACAGTCCCCGTACTCAAAGGCGACACTGGTGAGCCCGGCGCGGCGGCGCCTGCTGTCGATATGCAGATCGACCCCACCATCACCCAGCCGACTCAGCTGCCCACCAACCTGGGCCTGGATGACAAGGGCAAGACCTGGTGGATCGGGGATCTGCTCTACTACTGGACCGGCATCGAGTACGTCACGCACCCAGCCGGATACCCCGGGCGCCCTGGCCCAACACCGCAGATCTCCATCTCCATGGAGCTGCTCGCACCGAGCGAGACCTCCAGCGCGACAATCACTGGCACAGCACAGAACCCCCACATACATTTCAAGATCGCCGCGCCCCGAGGGATCCCCGGACCGGCCGCCGCGATCCGACAGGCAACGGACTACAACAACACCCTGCCGCCGACCGATGGCCAAGTGCCCACCTGGGACGAGGAGCAAGGGAAGTGGAAGCCAACTAGCTTCACCGGCAAGCGCAGCGGGGCATTCTCCATCCCCGAAGCGGCTTTCACCAACGTCACCAACATCATCAACGGGCGCATACCGATCCTGTCCTATCAGCTGCCAGTGTGGGGTTTTCCGGTCAAAGTTGCTGCTTCGGGTCATTTCAAGGCATTCGGTATTGACCTGAATATCTTGGACCCCTTCAAGATTGGCGCCGAAGTGCGCCTAGGCGATCCGATGAACGGGCAGATCATCGGCCGCGGAAAAGGCACGATCGCGCAGGAGACCAACGTTCTCCCGCACTACTCAACCCCCGGTGAGCCCACCGTGGCGATGACGATGGACAACGACATCGCACGGATCAACGCCAACGAGCAAGCAACCCTGACCGCCAACCTGGTCAACGACGGCCTACTCGGCATGTACGCGTTCAACCGCCAGGACGCACAGCTGTTCGTGCAGTGGTGGGAAGTCTAATGGCATACACCCGTGAGTTGAAAACGGTTGTGCCCGTGCTGGTAGCCGAGCACACCGAAGCTGACGACGAGCAGCTCGTGTGGTTGGTGCGCGAGAGCTTCGAGCGCGAGGCCGCCGCAGAGCACCTAGTGCTGACGCAGTGGCATGACCGCGGAGTCTTGGACCCCTCGGAGGTGTCCCCGCAGACAGAGCGCGAGGTACTGAAGCGGCCTGCCACCGACTTCCACTGGCGGCTGTTCGAGGGGATCGCCGAGAGAGTGGCCAATGCCAGCTTCGTTTGATCTGGGGCCGCCACCGGCGATTTCACACAACCCCGCTCAGCGCCTCGACCCGACGCTGCCACGACTGCCGAAATTCAGTCCATTGCAGGTGTTTCAGCAGTGGATCAAGGGCATCAAGGACGCGACCGGCCTGGACCTTGCAAGCCCGGTGGCCTTCATAGCCAGCCTGGGCGGCCTTCTGCAGGGCGCCATAGGCAAGCTGTTCAATGGCGTGCTGCCAGCTGCCTGGATTGCCGACGTGGCGGCCGACCTGACCTCCGGTGCAGGCGGTTTCACCGACCCGTCGGTGGTAGAGGACAACCCGTACTGGCATTACGACCCGGGCCAGAACGGTCATCTGTCAGGGAAGTCGATATACCTCACGGCCGACGGCCACGCCTACGCGATTAGCGTCAAGGACCCGTTCGACGTCGCCCCCGGGCAGACAATCGACGCTGCGGTGTCTGCGATGTGGCAAGGACTGTCTGCGGTAGCCGGATCAAACCCGATCCGCCTGTGCATCACACCATTCGACGCTAACGGCAACAAGCTGCCCGACATCGTGGTCAAGCAATTGCAGCCGGTCGCAGCCGACTCCGCATGGGTGCGGGCCAGCCTGACCGGATCCTGGACGGTGCCGACCAACGGGTCGGTGAAGTCCGCGACCGTGACCTTGGTGGTTACCGAAGGCGCCACCGCGGGCACTGTGCACTTCTCCAACGTCACCTCGGCGATGTCGAACCTGGGCCCGGTACTCGGGAAGTTCCGCTCATTCTTCGACACGATCGGCGGCCAAGCCAACTCCGACATCGCGCAATTCGAGCAGCGATTCGCCGCAATTACCGCCGACGGAAAGATCACAGCATCGGAGATACTCGGCCTGCTCGGGCTGGGGAACATTCCGACATTGCCACAGACGAAGGTCACTGACCTACCCGATATCAACAGTTGGCTCGATCAACTGCGGCACATACTTTCTGGCGGCACCATCACTGCCACCGACCCAATCACCCAGGCCATCAAGGACTGGTTTGCCGGGAACAGCAACAAGACTCAAAGTCTTAACAGCTCAGGGCAGCTCGCCGGGTCAGCAATCACAGGCGCCATCTCCGAAGCGCAGACCGGCCTCAACGCGGTGCGCGATGCGATTGCAAATGGACTCGGCGCCGTCGGTTCCGGGTTCACAAACCTGCAGGCACAGAACCAAGCAATCCAAGTCGCGCAGATCGCCGCCCAGGCCGCTGCCGCCGCAGCCGCGGCTAACGCCCAGCTAGCCAAGTCGCAAGGGCAGCAGAACGCGGCCGGCGGTGGCCTGAACTACACCACCGTGTTCGGTGGCGCCGACGGTGCGGCCCTGCCCGTCGAGTTCACCGGCGCTGATCTGAAAGTGCGGGGCAACAACGGGTACGCCGGGATTGCAGCCTCCAAGTCAGACGGCACTTACGTGGTCACCTGCAACAAGCAGTACAGCACCGACGATCAGAGCCTGGCCGTGGTGCTCGGCGATCAGGGTGGATCGCCCAACGTTCCTGAATACCATCTGTTCCACTCGGATTCGGGATACACGGCGGGCGCTTGCCTCAAGATCGACAACGGCAGTGCGACCATCGGCAGCTACACCCGGTCGGGCGCCAGCATCTCATTCACGCCATTCTCGGGCGGGTCTTGGTCGGGAACGCTCGGGCAGGGCTCCCTGGTCGAGGTGCACAACGTCGGCACCACGTGGACGCTGAGCATCAACGGCAACCCGGTCCTGCCAGTCACCTCATCGGCAGTAACGTTCGGCGCAACCACCCGATACGGCGGCGGATTCGTCATGCAGCGCGCCACCGTGAACAACGGATGGTTCCAAGGGACCACCACCTACGACAGCTTCCGGGTTGCGGCTATCACGTTGTCGGACTACGTCGAACCCATCTATTTGGGTTCCGGTGCCGTGATGGCCCGCACCAACACCGCGGCGGTGACGGTCGCGACGGGCACGACTGTATTGCCGAGCAGTTTCTATAACGTCGTGCAGGCGGCGACACCGGATATCGCATGCAGCCTGGCGAACGGAACCATGACGGTGTCGTTGAGCGGATGGTATCTGGCGAAACTGTCGACCAAATCGAGCATCAATACAAGCTCGACCAACAGCTCCGGAACGGCAAGCCCGGCGATATTCATCAACAGCACCACCGTGGTGTCGAAACTCGGTCTACCGCAGCAGTATTCGAGGTCAAATTCGAGTGACGGAAGCATCGATTTACAGGTGCCCGTGTTGGCGCTGTCTGACTCGTTCGTCATCTACCTCAACGCCGGTGATGTCGTGCGCTGCGGTCAGGTTCTCGGATCTAACGCGACAACTCGGCAGATCACTGGGGACTCTGCGGGCACAGCGACTTACCTATCCCTTTCGCTGCTCAACCGAAGCCAAATATAAAGGGGAGAAATGAATTTCGAACAGGACAAAGGCGGGTTCATCAAGGCGAAGGGACCCGACGGCTCCGAAGTATGGTTCAAGCCGCTGACCCTTGGCATGCGCAACGTCGCGGACGGTGTCGAAATGACGTTCGCCGGACCCTACACCGTCACCGTTCAGGGCAGCGCCGAGGAATACCTCGAATTCCTCGAACCCTCTGCCGAGGAATAGATGCCCTGGTCTCCCAACCCGACCATCCCGCCACGGAGCTCGGGCGGCAAGTGGTCGCCGAATCCCGTTGCACCGCCGCGTACTAGTGGCGGCAAGTGGCACTGGGTGCCCCGCCTGGGCGCCACTGACACCGGCATCGGGGAGGACTCGGCAAGCCTGCTGGCCCACCTCACGGCAACTGACAACAGCATCGGTGAGGACCGCGCCTTGCTGGCCGCGCACCTGACCGGTCGCGACGACGGCCTCGGCGGCGACCAGGCCGCACTACTAGTGCACCTCACCGGTGCAGACACCGGGATCGGCGAGGGCTCGGGCACCGTGCTCCTGAAGTACTTCCTGGCGGGTGGTGACGACGGAATTGGCTACGACAGCGCTGCCCTGCTCGCACACCTGACCGGCCGCGACGACAGCAGCGGGACAGACCTTGCTGCCCTGCTAGTTCACCTGACCGGCCACGACGACGGAATCGGCTACGACAGCGCCGCGGTAGCCCGCTCGCCGGTTGCGCCGGTGCGCACCGACATCACCGCGACCGGCGCCTACAACTACCCGATCCCTGAGTGGTCCCTGATCATCGACTACGCAATATGGGCCGGTGCCGCATCCGGGCAGACCGGCAACGGCGCCGTCAGCACCGCAGGCAAGGGCGGTAAATCCGGCCAGCTCATCAGCGGCACCCTGATCCGCGGTGTCGACATTCCCTGGAGCCTGTCCAGCATCACCGGCACCGTAGGGGCCGGCGGGGCGCAGCCCGCCAACAGCGACGGCGCCGGACCCACGGCGGGCGCCAACACAACCGCCGTCATCAACGGCACCACACAGACCGCAGCCGGCGGCACCGGCCAAGCGTCGAGCCAGAACGGCGAAACCGCTGCCAGCGCAACGATCGCCGGCACCAACTACACGGGCGGCGCCGGAGGTACCGGAAACGGCGGCACTGGAACCGCACCCGGTGGCGGCGGAGCAGGCGGCAACGGCGGCATCTTCGGCTCCCGCACACGCGGTGGACCGGGCGGCAACGGCCAAGCCTCATTCAGGGCACGTCAATCCTAGTGAAAGGCAGAAACCATGGCGGCAACAGCGGAGGAGAACCGCGCGGGATGCGACTTCATCACCGGCCGGGGTAACAAGATCACCGCGCACGAATCGGATCCCGGAACAACCGGCGCAGGATTGATCGCCACCACCCCAGCGTCAGGCAACACCACATGGCCAGCGGCTACAGACGGCGCTGGTGCCGACGCGGGATACGGCGTATCGCAAGGATCCCCCGTCACGCTTCAAGGACCAGCAGGGAAAGTCGTTGGCTGGTATGGCGTTTGGAACGGCTCAAAATTCCTGCGCGGTCACGCCCTGGATCAAAGCATGACCATCGGATCGAACCCGGTGAACTTCGACATCACCCCCAAAGCCCGATTCAAGGGCGGACAGTGACACCCCGTCAACTGCTCGCCGTGAGCGGGCTGTGCCTCGCCATAGGGGGAGCGGCATTTCCCCTCGGCTGGTGGGCATCGCACTACCTCAGTGACCGAATGGACAACTACGACCCACGTATCAGCCACGGTAAGCACGGATGGTGAACCACCCATGACCACGAAAGACCAAGTAGCCCAGATCATCGTCGCAGAAGCCAAGGCGCGCGGTCATGCTCGCGAGGAATGCCTGGCCGAAATGTCGGCGCTCTACCAAGAGTCCGCGTGGGACGAAGGGATCTGGGACCCCACGCACACCACATACGGAGTTGCACAACAGGATGCGAGCTACCCCAACCGATTCGGTGGTGCCTCCGAACAGGTCAAGGCCTTCTTTGACAAGCTCGACGCCAAGCGCACCGCGCCGGGCCATGGCGATATCTGGCTCAACATCTGCTGGCTACAGCAAGCCCCGAACTGGCCGAGCGCGCAGTACTGGTACGAGCACGGCCGCCGCGCCTACCTCACTGAAATCAAATCGCGCATCGCGACCGTCACGCCTTATCTCGACAAGTTCTGGCCCATAGCCGACGGAGGAGCTACCTTGCCCACAACACAATTCGACTACGGCATCACGAAAGTGATGCATGGGTTCAACCCGAACACCCCCGACAACGCCACAGGCAACAGCAACGGCCCGCGTAGCCAGACGCTCTACGTCGTACTCCACACTCAGCAGGCAAGGGCCAGCGCCGTGGACCTCGCGGACTTCACCAACAACAGCTGGAAGACCCAGCCCGACAACCCGGTCTCGTACAACCTCGATGTCGACGACAAGGACACCATCGAGACCGTGCCCGTCGTCGAGGGGCCATGGGCCGCAGCCGATGCCAACAGCATCGCTGTACACATCTGCTTTGCCGGCAGCTTCGCCGAATGGCTGGCCGGCAAGTGGCTGGAAACCGACGCCAGTGACGGGCTCAATGAGGACGCCATGCTCACCCGCGGCGCCAAGGCGGTCGCAGCCGCGTGCCAACAGTTCAGCATCCCGGCCGTCTACGCCGGTGACGGAGGCGTGTCCGGGTGGCCCATCCTGCCCAAGGGCATCGTTGGACACCGCGACTTCGGAGCACGCGGCGGCGGCCACACTGACCCCGGTAACGGATTCCCGATGGATGAGTTCCTGCGCCGCGTCCGCGCATTCATGTCGCCCACCGCGCCCGAGCAGCCCCCCGTCAAGGTGTTCCCGGGCGACTACACCGACCGAGAGCTGTGGGAGTACATCGCCGCGCAGACCGGCCCCGGCCTCGACGCGTGGGGAGTAGACGGTGACCTCGGGCGCAACGCCCAAGGCCAGCGGCGCACGCTGCGCGCCGGCATGGCCGCGATCATGCGAAAGGTTGGTGCCTGATGGCCTGGACACCACCGAGCAAGCCTGGCGACTCCGATCCGCTGCTCCCGTTCGCACGTAAGCACCTGTCCCGGTTCAGCTATGGAGCCACGCTCAAGGGCACCACCAGCGAGGTACTTGATGCTGACTATCTGGCGGCGCAACACCAGTTCAAGGTGAACCGGCACGCCGAAGTCATCAGGGGACTGAAGCCCGGCCCCGATCTCGACCCGGTGAGTGACGCGTTCGACTGGGCCACCAAGAAACAGCTCGGGTTGCTTGATGCAAGCCCCAGCACACCGGCGCCTACTGGGCCCCGGCATCCGGCATTCGTGTTCCGCGGTACCGGCGGCATCATCGGTCAGGACTACGTCAGCCGCGTCTGCCAAGGCGCGGCCGATCTCGTCGAAGAGATCAACACTCCATGGGCAGCCACCATGGGCGGCATCCCCGTTGGGGCCTCGGGAGGGTTCGGCGACCCGTCCATGTGGCGGGCCGTGCAGGAAGCGTTCACCGCTGCCAAAGCTGAATTCACACGGCGCAGAACGGCTAACCCGAACATGAAAGCGGTGATCGGCGGCTACTCGGCCGGCGCGGTCGTGGCGGCATTACTGCGGCAATGGGTGCTCGCCAACTACCCGGACAACTATCTGTGTTCATTTTCCCTCGGTGACCCGACCCGGCCCGAGGGTGGATCGTTCTACGGAGGCATCGACCCGGGCGGGCACGGTATCTCAAGCTGGCTGTTCGGCGACCCCACCGACTACCGACACTGCTGGCTCACCAACGTCAGCGACCCCAACCGGCCGGACATGTACGGGCGCGTGCCCAAGGGCGCCACCGGCAAGATCATGCAGGACGCGTTCGACATGGTTACCCACGTCGAACTCAGCGATCCGATAGAGACTGCCCGCCAAATCATTCCGGTCATCCCGCAGATCGCGGCGGACGCCGGCATCCGCATCCCCGATGCGCTCGGCGCGCTGGCGGCCGGTATCCCCGGGCTGATCGGTTGGGGGTTACCACTGCTGACCGGTGCTCTCGGCGGGCTCATTGGTGGCGGCAACCCCGACACCCTGACCGGCACCGCAGCGGCGGCCAAGGCGGGGCAGATCGCATTGACGTTCGCGCTGGATTCCCCGCCCACCAGGGCGCACATCACCTACGAGTTCGCCGAAGTGTGGCCCGGCCAAACGTATCTCGGTCTGGCTATTCAGCACGTCCGCGACTGGTGCACTCGCACCCCTGCCCTCGCCGCGTAGATCGGCCCCGCGCGAGGAGAGCGCGCAGGGAACTCCCTCACGGTAAGCCCAATTGTCGAATTCACCGAATCGGTTATCCACAACCCCGAGAGGACATCAACCATGCCCATGCCCAACGACAATGTGCGGTTGGCGATTCACGCCGCCGCACTGCTCACCTTCATCATCGCAGTGGCGGTGCTCGTCGCGCTCGATCAGCTTCAAAGCTCCGAGGGCCTGACTTGGATCGTCACCGGCGCCGGCCTGATCACCGCCGGACTATCCACCACCAAGCTCATCGCCGACCGGCGCACCGGCCCCACCGACGGCCAGTAAATGGGTTCGGTATCGCTGGGGCCGATGTCACCATTGCTCAACTCGCCCGATGACTTCATGTTCGCCGGTGCGTTCATGGCCATTGCCATCCAACAGGTATGGATGGTGATCACCGGTCGGCTCGTGCCCCGGCGCACACATGAGCGAGAACTCGCACAAAGGGACGACGAGATTGCCTGGCTGCGCAAGACGAACGGCAAGTTGGACGAGACCGTGGACAAGCTGGCCGCGCCGGCCCGCTTGGCAGTACATGCCATCGAGGGACTGCGGGAGCAGACATGACGGTCCGACGTTTCAAGCGATGGCTGGGCGACCGCTCGGGCGTCGATACCGCCCGTCAGGCCGACGCGGATGCACAACGGAAACTGGACAGCGCGAACGAGCTGTGCGACCGCGCTGAGGCGCTCATCGCGGCGAATGGGTTCGCCGACGCCATCGAACGCTCGATGCGCAGAAAGTATGGGACCGCATGAGAATCCGCCGGTGGCTGCATCCGACCGCCATCCTTGGACTGTCTGTCGCTGCGGTGCTGACCGACCCCTACGGAGTAACGCTCGCGATCACCACGTCTGCGCTGCTCGCCTGCCTGTTCACGCTGCTGTACATGGGCTGGTCCAATTGGCGCACAACGGAAGTCGGAAAGGTGCTCGCGTGGACGTATCTGTGGCTCTCAGGGCTGCTGGCGCAGATCGCGCTATCAGAATGGACACACCTGTCGTACCCGGGCCGTGAACAGGTGCGCGCCGTCCTCTATACCGCGCTGGCCTATTCGCTGACCCGCCTCGTCATCACACTGCGCAGGATCCAAAACCGATAGCAGCCCCACAGACCCCGCCCTAGGCGGGTTGAGACGCCCCCGGCTCCCGTGCTTCCCCAGCATGGTTGAGCCGGGGGCTTTTTCGTGTTTCAGGGAGGAGCGGTTGAGGTTAGAGGCCGAGAATGTGGTTTACCGTGGGGTCTTCCACCATCTTGGCGAACTGGATAGCACTCACCCCGTTGTCGCCCTTCAGCGATAGGTTGGCTCCCCGTTCCCGCAGCAGTTCCAGGACCGCGGTTCCCGATGCCTTCGTGCTACCGAGTGCGATCGTTATCGGCGTCTCGCCCCGTCCATTGATCGCGTCGATATCGGCTCCAGAATCCAAGAGCAGCTTGACCACTTCCGGACTGTTCGTGCGCGCGGCGAAATGCAACGGGGTCCAGTTCTCGCCTTCTCTCGCGTTGACATCGGCACCACTGGCGATGAGACGTTCGCAATTGGCCAGTCGGTAGTCGGTTGTGCGTTTGCGGGCTTCTTCACGCTCGGCCGGGTCGGTCAGTTTCCAGTCGTTCTCGGACCCTTCAGGCCCGTCTAGTACTGCGTAATGCAATGGCGTACGTCCGTATTCGTCACGGTCATGGACGCCTGCTCGCCCCATCCTCGGCATCGTTGCTCCGTTCATTACGGCTTCTCGTATCGGTGACTGCGGTTCCCAGGGATGTCCTGGATCTCGTAGAGATCGGGGTTGTTCATTGCATCATTCCACCGCTGCCGTGACCAGTGCTCATCGGCAGCTTGCCGCTGCAGCGTCTTGAACTCATCACCGAACTTGTGCCCGAAGTCCCACTTTGAGTCGACTGGATACTTGATCCCGTTGGAATCGATGAAGTACTTACCATCGGCGGTTTTCGGAAGCCCTAGAACATCTGGACCGTAGCTGGCATTGCGGTCCACCAAGACCCGAACCGACTTGTCCGAGTTGACGACATAGTACTTGCCGCCGTCGGTTTTCATCGTCGCATCTTCGATAGCGCGCTTGGTTCCCACTCTCAAGTAGGGGCGCGGATACAGCCAGTCCAGACTGCCGGCGACTTCGCCGCTAAGTAGCCCCGCTTCTTCGGCGGCTAGCAATGAAACATTGGCGCCGGCAAGCGATTCCACTCGGGCGGCAGCGCTTACCGCTTGCGCTGCCGCAGCCACAGTAGGAAAAGTAGACGTTTCGGCCAGGGCGATGAACTCGCGAATCATCACGGCGATTTTGCGTCCAGCTTCCTCCAGCCGGGCCACGTCAACAATCTTGGATGCTGCCTCACTGGCGCCGGCGGTTATCGGAACCAGGATGGCAGCCGCCACCTCCACAATCCCCACGGTGGCCGCGAGCATGATGATTTCATTGGAGATCTTGTCGTGGACATCGTCGATGTTCTGCGCGTAGTGAAAGCACGCCATGCCCGCTGCGTGGAACGCGGTGGCGGTATCGTCCAAGCCGTCGCGGGCCTTCTGCAGGTTGGCCATCACATCGGGGATTTCGGGGGAGACCTGAGAATCAACCTGCCCCATAGGCCCATCGCCGGAAGCTGATTGACCGTAGCCGGGGGCATCGACCTGAAACGCTAGGTCGCTGATTTCGTTGGCCAGCGTGTTCCACGTGTTGGCGGCGTTCCGTAGCTTCTCCGGATCACCGTTGGGCCATACGGCGCCTTCAACGTGATCCTTGATGCTCTCCCACCAGCCCGGCGCAGCCTTCGCGCCCAGTGAGCCCGGAGCCGTCGGCGCCTGCATTGCGGACCTGTTCTGCGGCGGTGGTGTCCACCCGGGCGGAAACAGGTGCTTGTACTTCTCGGGCACCACAGTTGGTGAATCCGCGGCGCCATGGTTATGCGCCGTCGCATCCAGCAGGTCAGCAGCCTTCAGTACCGCGTTGACCGAGGTGGCTCCGAGCGTCAACGCTTCTTTGGCCAAGGCGTCGTACTCCTTGGCGAATTTCTGCCCCGCGGAGTCGGTGCCAGCCATACCCGCCGAGTCGGCCAGCCTCTCGCCAGCCGCGGTGACTTTCCCCTTGAACAGGCCGCCCATGTTCCCGAACTTCCAGGCAGCGTCCTGAACGACCCCGACATCGAAGATGATCACGCCGGCGGCCAC